ACTCAAGTAATTATTTATCTCATCAATTGTATAACCGTCTGTTTCTGTCCAATCAACTTTACCTATAACAAAATCTCCAATTTCGTATTTTTTTATTTTATTTTCAAAGTATTTTAAATGTTTCATATAGTTATATATTAATATTTTTAAATATTTTTTATATTATGTTGTCTGTATCTATATTTTTTTCATTTTTTAGATATTCTCTTATTAGTTTTTCAACTATTTTTGATTTATTGACATCTTTTTCTATAGATACTTCTTCTAATAAATCGTATATTTTTTTATTTAAAGAAACTGGTAAATTTTTTCTTTTGTCTTTTTCTTCTAATCGGTTTGCCATAATTTTGTAATGTTTATTTGATGTATTAATTTTTGTTTTATTTGTTTTTATTATTTTAAAAATAATGTAAAATAAATGTGAAAATAGTGTTTTATGACTTTTGATTATTTATATATAGTAATAAAAAAAGAAGTTATGAAAACAAAGAAAATAGGAACAACATTCACTATAAATCCGAAGATATTAGAATTATTAGAATTATTAAATGATGACACAAAAAACAAATCAAAATTGGTAGAATGGTTATTATTAAATTATTTTAAGAGTATTGGTAAAAATGTAGAAGATATAATATTATGATAATAGATAAAAAAATAATAGTAAAGTTAAATGGTCGTAGTAAGTCTCATTATAGGAATTTTGGTTATGTTATAGCAGTAAGTGATAATGAAATTGAAGTAGATGTTTTAGATTTATCTAAAGGTAGTAATGTTAAAATAAATTGTAAATGTGATAATTGTGGTGATGTTCGTAGTATAACATATAGTAATTATAATTTACAAACTAATTTTGGAACTGATAATTTGTATTGTTTAAAATGTAAAAATATAAAATATAAAAAAACTTGCTTAAAAATATATGGAGTTGAAAATGTATCTCAATCAAAAAATATTAAAGATAAGAAAAAGGAGAAATCGTTATTAAAATATGATTGTGAATATGTTTTTCAATCAGAAGAAATTAAAGATAAAATAAAGAAAACTAATTTAGATAGATATGGAGTAGAATATGCATTACAAAATTATGATATTTATAATAAAATGATGCAAACAAATTTAGATAAATATGGTTGCGAAAATGTTTTCCAGAATGAAGAAATAAAAAAAAGAATAGAAAAAGATAATTTAGACTTGTATGGAGTCACAAATTTAAATAAGTTAGAATCTCAAAAAAATAAAATAAAAAATACTATAATAGAAAAATATGGAGTTGATAGTATATTTAAATCTGATGAAATAAAAATAAAAAGCAAAAAAACTAATTTGAATAAATATGGGTTTGATCATCCTATGAAATCTGATATCGTAAAAGCCAAGACATTAAGAACAAATTTAGAACGATATGGAGAATCATCTGCTATGAAATTAGATAGTGTTAAACTTAAAACAAAAGAGACAAATTTAAAAAGATATGGAGTAGAATGTACAATGCAAAATATAGATGTATTTAATAAACATTTAAAAAATTCGTATATTATAAATAAATATGAATCTATATCATATCAAGGAACTTATGAGTTGGATTTTTTAGAAAAATATTATAATATTGGAATTAATAAATATGACGCCATATCATATTTATATGAAAATAAGAATAGAATATATTATCCAGATTTTTATTATAAACCTTTAAATTTAATTATTGAGATAAAGTCAAATTATTATTATTATAAATGTTTATATAAAAATTTAGCAAAACAAAAATCTTGTATAGAACAAGGATATAATTTTATTTTTATAATAGATAAGAATTATGATGAATTTAAAAAACTGATTAGTTAATTAAGTAATCAGGGTTGATGTACCGATTCGATCTACCAAAGTTTTTATCTCTTTTATTTGTTCGGTTGTTCTAATACCACCAGTGAATTTTATTTTAACATAATCAGGTAATATTTTTCTCATGAATTTAACTTTCTCAATTTTCTGCTCAAATGATTCATCATTAGGAAGTTTTCCTGTTGATGTTGATATGTAATCTACATTATTTTCAATGCATATTCTACAAATTTTCTCAATTTCTTCATTATTTAGTGCACCGATTTCAATAGTTAATTTTATAATAGAACCTTCTTTGTGACAATATTCAGATAATTTTCTGACTTCTGTTTCTAATTCATCTATTTTATCTTTTTTAACTAATTCATAATTAAGAACTACATCAATTTCATCAGCTCCGTTTACGATTGATTTGTCAATTTGATCAAGTTTATATTTAGTTATTGAGTTTCCTTTTGGAAAATCAATTAGTGCTGATATTTTCATTTCATTTTTTACAAATGAATAAACTGATGCTACGTATTCAGGTAATATAGATACAGCATAAAAATTATTATCTTCTGCTTCTTTACAAAAATCTTTAATTTGATCATTAGTTAAACTATCTGATAATCTAGTGTAATCAATTAATTTGTAGTTTTCGTTCTTTTCTTTATTATCTAAATATTCTAATATTCTTTTATAGACAATCATGTTTTGAAACCTTATTTTTCTATATATATTAAAAAATAATAATCAAATTAATGACAGCAGGAAGAAATAGTATATCTAAAAATAAAACATGGAATACCCCACCTAAATTTGTAGAATTAATAAATAAAATGTTGGTTGAGGTTGAGTTAGATCCTTGTAGTAATGAGACTAGTATGATAGATGCTAAAATTAAATATATTTTACCAACAGATGGATTAAAAGAAAGTTGGAACTATAAAACGTTATTTGTTAATCCACCATACGGTTTTGATATAGAAAATAAAACAAAAATATATGATTGGATTAAAAAGGGAGTTGAAGCGAATGAAAATTATAAAAGTGAAATTTTGTATCTGATTCCAGTTGCTACTAATACTAAGCATTTTAAAGATTTGATATTCAAAAAAGCAAAAGGTTTGTGCTTTTTGAAAGATACAAGATTAAAATTTTGGAGTGAAGGTGTTGAAGATAAAAAAGGTGCTCCAATGGCTTGCTGCTTTATATATTTTGGGAATAATTATGAAAAATTTGATTTGTTATTTTCTGATTTTGGACAATGTTTTGAAATAAAATCATAAATTGAATTTATTTGCTGATAGTGACAAGTAATATTTTTCTGTTTCTTCTGGGGTGGCTTCTCTTAGATGTAATAAATCTTTTGATGTTAAAGATTTATTATATACGATTGTATTATTGAAAATAGTTTTAATATCTCCATGTGGATTATTGAAATCTATTGGATTTGCAAAATTCTTTCTTGGTTTTGGTGTTTCATCATAGCCGTTATCAAAAATATCATATAAACAATATAATTTTTGTGGTTCTATGTTCCTATGCTCAAATGGTTTAATTTTTCCAATTGCTATATATCCAATAGTATCATAAATATATATTTTATTAAAGTCTATATCAATTGTAGATACATTTTCAAATGTTTTCAAATGCTTCATTTTATAAATTGAATTTATTTGTTGTTGTAGATATATTAGATATTTCTATATCTTCTGGTGTTGCTATTCTCATAATTTCGTCAGGATATATTTTAACAGTAGGATATTCATGATTGCCTTGATTTAAAAACTTACAAGTGTAACTACCAAAATCATTATCTGCTATGATTGTCATTATTTCTTCATCTATTTGATTGAATTCACTAATTACTAATACACAATCTCCAATTTTATATTCTTCATCAAATGTTTCAAATATTTTTAAATGTTTCATATTATAGATTAAATTTGTTTGTTGATATTGCTAAATTGTATTTTTCTGTTTCTTCAGTGGTAGCTTCTCTTATGTACAATAAATTTTCGATTGTTAGTTTCATGTAAAATTTTGATAAATGAACAAAATCTACATCACTAAGATATTTTCCAGTAGTACGAAAAATATCATCATAATCATTATCAAAAATATCTTTTAATTTATATGGTGTTTTTATATAGGTAAAAGGTTCAATTTTTCCAAATGCTACATATCCACTGTTTCCATATCTATATACTTTGTTAAAATCTATTTCTTTTTCTTTAATGCTTTCAAAATTTTTTAAATATTTCATATTATAGATTAAATTTTTTTGATTGTATAATTAATGAAAGTTTATCAAAAACATCTTTTGATGTGTTAGCTTGATATACTATTTTATTATCTAAGTTTTTGAAACGGTAATATTCTCTATTACCAATCTTCCCCATTCTACGATCACTATAATTTTTTTCGTCTTGATATTCGTATAGTATCTTTAATGTTGTATCGTAATAATTGCTATTGGAATCATGTTTTAAAATTTTGAATATTACATATACTGGTTCTTCTCCTTCATTATAAAAATTTCTATCCCATCTATCTTCTTTGTTTAGTAAACAAAGAAGATATTTTTTTGGATTATTTAAGTTTTCAAATGTATTTAAATATTTCATTTAGTCTATTATTTTCAATTTTGCACCGTCTTTTATTAAAGATTTTATTTCATCTGTACTAATATTTTCTTTGAATTTAGATGTTTTCTTTTCTGTTTCTTTTAATATCCAATTGTTACCAGAATTTGATGTTTGATAAATATATGTGATATTATCTTGTGTTAATTTTATGGTTTTTGCTGTTAGTTTTTTGTAAAAATCTTCAACTTTACCTTTTATTAAATATATTTCAATAGGAAACCATTTATCATCTTTGTAATATTGTAAAATTATATAATTTGGATTATCTAAAACTGTTTCATTTCTACTATAAAGAAAGAAAAATTTCATATCTATATCTTTTCTTAAAAAATTCTCAATTTCCATTGTTGTTTCCATTTCTCCTTTTTTAAGGTTTTGTTTAAAGAGTTGCTGATTGAAATCACTATCATCATATAAAAAATCTATTGTTTTATTTATATAATCATCATTTGATAATCCAATTTTAAAGAAATCTACTTTGGTGTCATTTATGCTATTTAATAATCCATCAACATCAGTTGTTATAGATTCTTTTATGTATTGTAAATATTTTTTTATCATTTTTTATAAATTAAATTTATTTGTATTATATTCAATTTCAGATATAAATCTATCACATAGAAATGTTCCTAAATTTTCTCCAATTGATTTGCCATTTATTTTACAGACATAATAATCATTTACATTTTTGAATATTTTTTTCACTAAATATCTCATTCCTTCAGTTAAGATTGAGTCTTCGTTATCTATACAAATAACATAGTCACCTTCTTTGAAATTTGAAGGACCTTTTTTTAAATTTTCGTATTTTTTAATGTATTTCATTATATGTTTAATAGTTTTTTAATCATTATAATTTTTTAATTTTTTAACTTTATCTTTAAATTTACCACCGCCTAACACAGATGTTGGTATGGTGCTACTATATTGTAAAATTGAACATGTTATAAAATTTACACTAGCTCCATATGTTTGTTGATCTGGATGAGTCCACTCATCATCTTGTAATATCCACACATTCTCTCTTGGATAACAAGATATTATAAATGGATTTTCTGTAACTACTGATTTAACATAACGTCTATAATCAACAGTATCAGCAAATGTCATTGCTCTTTCTGGATAAAGTATTAAATTATCATTTTTACTTTCACGAACCAAATCATAGTAATGTTCTTCATTCGCATCATTTCCTTGAATAAAAACAAAACATTGTTCATTTTCCATTATATTTTCTGATTCAAATTTTTTTAAATATATCATATATTTTAATTTTTTTTTACTTGAAATTATATATTCACAAATTAAATTTATTTACATCTCTCTCAATTTCTAATGTTGAATATGCATCATCCAATGAATCGAACTCTTTTATTGTGTTCATATCTACATTGAAACTCATTATTGATTTGGGTGCGTTATTAAATGTATCGTCAGAATATTTAAATATTTTATTTAATGTGTGATAATATTTAAAACGTAATTTTACAGTTGGAAATCTGTGTATGTATTTAATCCAAGGTTCTGTGTCAGTAACTTCATATAATCCAATATATTTTTCGTTTTCTCCTACTATGTATTTTTTATATACCTTAAAATTTTGTACATCATCATATAGATTAGATATTTTTATTAAACAATTTTTTAAGCTATCAGATTGATATATAACATTTAATGTATTTTTATTTAATCCAATACTGCCGCTTATTCTATCCAATCTTAATTCTGTTTTATCAAACCAATAAAAATATGACAAATATACATAATTAATTCTACTGGCTAATTTTACGCTACCTATATAAATTCTATCAGTTTCATCATCATCTACCATTACATAATCACTATGTACATCTTCGTATGATTCATTTAAGTATTGGTTATAGTCTTTTATCATATATTAAATTTTAGTGATGCTTTTTTTATTTCAAACTCTTCTATTTCTTCTTCAGTTAATTTTCTTTCAAAGAATTTTTCTTCTAAATAGTATTTGGATATTTTATCATCTTCAATTACTTCAAGAATATAACGGTCATCATTTTTTATATTCAACCCTGTGATTTTAGCAAACTTAAAAACATCATTTGATATTTTACTTCTGTTGTTTTTCCAAAACTTTATAAACTCATCTTTGAATAAAATATGATCACCAATTTCATAGTTTTTTTCATTGTTTTCTTCGAATAATCTGATGTGTCTCATATATTATATTTTCTTGTTGATAAAAAAATTTCCACATCATCTTTATTTCTTGAATGAAAATCAATATCTTTTATTTTCCACCATATTTCTTGGTTTTTACATTTTAATTTGATGTTTTGATTGTTGTTTGATAAGTTGTCTAATGTGATATATTTTTTAAAAAAAAATAATATCTTGGATGACATGATACATTAGATTTGAGTATGGTATAGTCACCTACTTCTATATTGTTGCTTGTACCTTCAAATGTTTTTATGTGTCTCATAATTAATCTATATATTAAAAATAAACTATTAAAAAAATAAGTTATATATTATTCAAAATAAAATATTATATGATGGATGATATGAATGAAAAATTAGTATCAAATAAATTACCTCCTTATTTATTTACTGATCAAGCATTAGATAGAAGAGAAGATGTTTATGCTCTTACTGAATTTGGTAAAATTGTCAATCGACTTTTTATAAGTGACCAAATATATTCTGATGATTTTTGGAAATATATAAAAAATAAATTCAAATTGAAGTCTGAAAATATTACATTTTTTTGTGATATACATTCTGATACTAAGAATAGAGTTGAAAAAAACTATAAGTATATTATTAAAGTGGAAAAACCATATAAGCTTATTATTCAATTTTATGATGAAGAAAAAATTGTTGATCCTCAAATATATGAGAATGAAGATTCTCAAAAAAATAAAATATCAGATTTGTTGATATATTTTGATTCTGATGCAATTAAATATGTTGATGATATATCTAATGATCTTAGAAATATTGTATTTGTTCAGCCAATAAATAAAACATTTTTTATAATATCATCAAATGCAATGGGTTATGAATTACGTCCAGTTACAATAAAAGATTATGATATACAAATTGGATTGAATTATGGAGATTCTTTTGTTGATAAGCATAAAGAAATATTAGATAAAATTAAGAATAATAAACATGGCTTATTTTTATTTCATGGATTGGAAGGTTGCGGAAAAACTATGTATTTGCGTAAGCTTATTTCTGAATTAGCGAATGAAAAAACTATAATTTATGTTCCATCTTTTTTAATGATGGATATTGCAAATCCTGGTTTGATATCTTTTGTGTCAAAATTTAAAAATTCTATTTTATTGTTGGAAGATGCAGAATCTATATTAACTTCTCCTCAAGAAGAAAGAACTCAAGCTGTTAGTAATATTTTGAATATTAGTGATGGATTGTTAAATGATCATATGGATATGCAAATAATAGCAACTTTTAATGTAGATAAAAAAATAATTGATAAAGCATTACTTAGAAAAGGAAGACTTATGGTGGATTGTAAATTTAAAAAATTGACATCTAAGCAAGCAACTAAATTATCTGAATATATAGGATTGAATAAAAAATATGATGAACCATCTACACTAGCTGAGATTTATGAAGAAATTGATGGTAATAAACAGTTGATTGATTCAGATAATGATACTAATAAAATAGGATTTTAACTTAAAATCTATTTCAATTGAAATAGATTTTTTTTTGTCTATTTACCTGTATTTTTATTTTATATATAAATTTAAAATACTATGTCTATATTAACAGTTTTTATAGTTTTGATAGTGGTTGGTGTTATTTTATGGTTGGTGAATTCATATATTCCTATGGATGCAAAAATAAAGAACATATTGAACATTGTAGCTATTATTATTTTGATTATTTGGCTTCTTAAAGTGTTTGGAGTTTTAGCTATTATATCAAGTGTACATATATAAATGCATATACTTATAAAAAAAGTGATTTCAAATTTGAAATCACTTTTTTTTATTTAAATCTATTATGTTTTTAAATTCTTCTATTATTTTATTCTTGTTTATTGAATCTGAGTTGTTTATATAATCTACAATCATTTCATTTAAAGATAATGATGTTTCATTTAATTCTAAAATATCTTCCTTGTCTTTTATTATTTCATCATCAGAATAACTTATATTTACAATGTCATTTTCTGATATGAGCATATCGATTCTAAGTTTATTGTCTATTAATAGATTTTTATTTATATTAAGACTTACATAATTTTTGTTGAATATTTCTTTATCTATGTTTAAATCTGATTCTGAGTTTATTGATATTTTCTTGAAATTAGGACTTATTTTGTTCTTTATGAATTTGTCTTTATCATTATATGCATCTAATACTATAAATCCTTTTGTTTCATCACTCTCTGTGTTGTAAGGCGATCCTAAATTTTTGATGTTTTTTACTACACCATTTTTGTCATAATATCCATTATAGCATTTTTTGAATTTTCTCAACTTGTTTATTATAATATCTTTTTTTGATGAATTTAAATAATCAAAATTAAAAAAACATACATCAGATTCAAATTTATCAATGTCTTCAATTTTTGTGTTATATGGGAATATAGTGAATACTTGCTCTACCAATAATTTTATTTGGGTAGGCTCATTTATTATTTCTATGTTTTTGAAATTTTTGAGTATATTAAGTGATAGTTTATCATTTTCTCCCTCAATAATATAAACAGGTAACATATTCGATATTTTTTCGAATAATGTTTGTATGAAATTTAATACAGATAGATCAACATTCTTTGATTTGTATAGAAAGTTTCCTAAGTGAATTAGTATATCGTTTGGTTTTACATTTTCTGTTAAATATGGTATAAAATCATTATTGTAATAATTTTCCATATTTTTAAGCCAATCTTTGGTTGATATGTTTTTTGAAATATTGAAATTTGTGTTGCTTATTATGAATATTTTTGACATTCTTCTATAAATTTTAATTTTATTTTTCGTATTATTTTCTTATATGATATAAAATCATTGGTTGAAAAATCTACAATTTTTAAGACATGCGTGTTTTTGTTGTCTATTTCTATAGAATAATAGTTTGAAAATGTATCATCATTTAAATTGGTTATTTTTTCAAAATAAAAAAATTTGTCTAATATACTACGCAATAAATAATCATCATTTTTAATTATTATTAATATTGACCAATCAATTCTTGAATGATAATATTTAATATTTAGAAATTCTAATATTTTTGTTGAGTATTCTGTTCCATATCTGCTATAATTATCACTACATATATAATAACTCATATTCTATTTAATTTTTCAATTTTTTCTTTTCTTTCATATTGAATTAATACTTTTTCTATATCACCAACTATACAGTCTGAAGAGAATGTTATATTCATATCATTTTCATTAAAATCAAAATCTATTTGGAAAAACACCAATTAATTTTAGATTATTTGATATTATTATGTCTTTTTTGCTTATATTATAAATATTTTCAATTAACTTACTTATTAATGCGTAGTTATCATTTGATGTTGTTGCTGAAAATCTTATTAAATCTCCATAGATCGTTATAGTTTTTAAATTGAATATCATACTAAACATCTTTATGTTTATTTTGTATTTTTTTAATTTTATTTCTTTTATATCAAGCATCATAACATCAATTTACTTTGTTCGTCATATAAATTTCGTCCAATTTTTTTAATTTTTCTTTTCTTTTCTTTCTCTCTTTTTGTTTTCTGAGTTCTTTCGTTGTGTCATCATCAAAGTATGCGTAATCAACAGAGAAATTGACGTTTATATCATTGTCGTATGAATTATATTCAATATTCGTAGGGAAAACTCCTTTTAAAATATATCCTTTGTGTAATGTATCAAACTTATATGTTGATGCACGTACATTTTGATTTGGGTTAAACCAATTCAGTAGTGATACATAATTACTTGAAGATGTTGTTGCTGTCATTTCTATAGTAGCACTGTTTATATTAGTGTATTGTGGTGCCTGTCCACGAAAATTGATTGGACTTGTCCCACTGGTTGTCATAGTTAGGTTTGTAATTTCAAATGAGATATTATTTATTATTGTGCTCATAATATTGAGTTATTTTTATTATTTTTATATGATAAAAAATTTAAAATGTTTAATAGTATTCAATGAACTGATATTTTTTAATATATAAAATAAAATAATAACATAAAAATGATAAAATATTTTGCATATGGATCGAATGTATCAGAGTATAGAATGAAAACTGAAAGAAATATAAATTTCGCATCAAGAAAATTTTCAACTTTGGAAAATTATAAGTTGGTTTTCAATAAAGTTTCTAAGAAAAATTGTTATTTAGGATTTGCTAACGTTGTTCCATCAAATGGTGATATTGTGGAAGGAGCATTGTATGAGATTGATGATTCTGATATTTGTGTGATTGATAGATTTGAAGGTGCAAGTTCAAAAATAATACACTACACAAGGGAAGAAATTGAAGTTTTGTGTGAAGGTATAAAAGTTAAAGCAATAGTTTATATTGCTAATCCAGCTATGATTAGAAAAAATATATTACCTGATAAGAATTATATGAAATATATTTTAGAAGGTAAAGATATATTTAGTTCTGATTACTATGAAAATCTTTCAAAAACAACTACATTAGATTAAATTAAAATGAAGATATTAAATATCTTCATTTAATTGTTTTATTTTTTCTAATTTGTTTTTAGTATTAATTTTATAGAATTTGTTGTCATGTATCTCTTTATATCTGGTATATTTTTTTTCAATTTTGTAAACATAGAAACTGTTATTTGAATTTTTTAGAATTTCTAATAAATCACCTTCAAAATCTACAACACTATTTTGGTGTGTATGAGTCATATTATCTTTTATTGAAAAATTTAAAAATGTTGGTTGATCTACAATTGTTACATTGTTAAATTTAGATACTTCTACAAATAAATTGAAATCAATTCTTTTTAAATATGACATTGAAATGACTGATCTTAAATTTTCCTTTTCGTGTAATGTATTAATTACTAATTCAATTAGATTTCTATATTCTTTTGTAAATTTAGATTTTGTGTCATTAGATTTAAGTAGAGAATATAATGTCACTTCATTTTTTTCTTTAAATATTTTCTTTATATCTCTAATTACTTTAATCTTAATCCATTCATTTTTCATTATAATATTCCTTCGTTTTTTGCTTCTTCTATTGCGATTTTTTGTCGTTCTTCTATCTCTTTTCTATATTTTAGTGCGTCCCTTTTTAATTGTTTAGCAGTTTTTATTACAAATTCTAAATTTTGTCTTAAACGTATCGATGCTACTTTAAAATCTTTCTTATAAAGTTTATAATAATCTAATCTACAAAAATTTAACTTGTCAATAATCTCTTCTATTGGATTGTTTTCTGCATCATATAAGTCTTCTTCTTCGTATTCTGACTCATCATCTTCATAGTAATTTTTCATTTAGGTTGTTTATTTTTTCTTTCCTTAAAATTATATTTGCTTCTTGATAAAAACTATTAAAAATCTTTTTGTATTCCACAAATAATTCTATTTTTATGTATTCCATAGATAACTTCTTATTCTTTTTTGTTAATCTAGAGTTTGCGTGACTTGTATATAATTTATACGCTATATTATCTATTTCTGATATTTTCATTTGTATATTTCTTTTAATTTTTCTTTTCTTAATTTTCTGAGCATTTTAAGTTTATCAATTTTTATTACAAAATCCATTATAGTTGAACAAGAACTACTGCCTATATAAATATATACTGATATAAATATCATATCAGAGCCAATTTTAAAATTATTTGATTCATCACATGTGACTTTGAATTGTGACACATTTCTATAGTTGTGACTATTTAACATTTCATAGATATTGTATATTATAATATCTCTTGATTTTTTATTATTTTCATTAATAATTAAATTGTCTAATAATTCATATATGTTAGTTTGTATTTCTTGATACATTATAATATTCTTTCAGTAATCTTTTTTTGTCAATTGAAACTACTCCAACTTTTTCACATGCCATTCCTCCTGCTAAATTTGATATTTTAGAAATTTCCTCTATGTCGATATCATTTATTAACATTGATAATACAGAAATAACAGTATCTCCAGCACCAGATGGATCAACTAAATTTATTGGTGTGGTAGGTACAATCTTACTTATTATTTCATTATTTTTTTTGTATGAAATGAAAATACCATCTTCTGATAGCGTAATAAATATAATATTTATTCCTTTTTTGTGTAAAATGATAGCTCCTTCTTTGAGTAATTCATTTTTATCAGATATGTTTAAATTAATACTTTCTTTAAATTCTTTGAAGTTTGGTTTTAAAAGTTCAATATTTTTGTAGTGATTGAAATTTTTCTTTTTAGGATCAACTAATATCTTTATGTTTAGTGAATTCGCTTTTTTAATTATTGTATTTATGATATTTTCATTCAAAACTCCTTTGTCATAATCTTGAAATAATATACAATCTAAATTTTCTGATTCAATAGCAGATGTGACTAATGATATAAAAATATCATATTCATCATTTAATTCTTCTTTTATTTCCTCATCAATTCTTAATATTTGATGATTATTTCCAATTATTCTCGTTTTTGTAGTGGTGATTCGTTTTTCAGATTGATAAATATAATTTGATGATATTCCATATTCTTTCAATAATGATAATATAATATCACCATTTTTATCTTTCCCTATTACAGAACATAATATTGGTGTACCTCCAAGATTTATTATATTGGAGGAGACATTTGCAGCACCACCTAATTTATTTTCTTTTCTTTCTATATCTACAATTGGAACAGGAGCTTCAGGCGAAATCCTATCAACATTACCAAAAAAATAAGAATCTAGCATAATATCTCCTATGATCAATATTTTTTTATTTTTAAATAATTTCATTTACAAATATTAATTTATAAGTTTATATGAATATTTGTAATAAAAGTTTTTATTGTATTTAACCAAATACTGTACCACCTATTGTTATTCCGCCACTTGCAAGTAAATTGTTTCTATAACCAATATTAGTTCCAGCCCCATATGCTTTTGTTGATGCCGCTGTGAATTTTACGATATTTTTAGGTACTTTTGATAATATATAAATTGCACATTGAAATATACTATTTTGATTTTTAGTGTTTGGTCCATCTGTGAAATTCTTACTTGGTCTGTGTCCATTAGCATTAGTCCCAGTAACTGATTGGAACTGATTTTTTGCAGTTAAAATAGAATATACGCTGTTGCTACCACCTTTTGTTCTTGCTCTGTTTAACATAACAGCCATACACCAAGCTCTTTCTTCTGTGTTGTGAGACGCTTCTGCGTACACCGCTCTTATTAGCATGTTCCATTCAGTTATACTCATTGCTCTACCTAAATATGTATCTGCTGATTTTTTTGCTGCAGCTGCACTAACAGAATCTCCAACTACAATTGGAGAATCATAAATATCATCAAGTGAAACATTGTTGTTTACATCACATGGGAAATTTGATGTAGATGCTGTATATACGCTTCCTTTGTATTCCCCCTTACCTGTGTTACTACCTTTTTGCTTGTCACCCTTTCTTGAAGGCCATTCAAAATATAATTCTGGATCAACTTTTTTATTTGCAGGTGTAGTCACTGAAAAATGTAAGTGTGATCCAAATGAGTGTGTTCCTGTGTTTCCAACTAAACCTATCGGATTTCCTGTTTTTACAATGGCATTTACATTAACTAACATTTTACTTAAATGACAATAACCAGTTTTAAATCCGTTTGTGTGTTTTATTACAATTGTATTGCCACCACCATGTATACTATCAAATGCAGCAGACACAACAATTCCATCAAATGAACTCACAACAACTGTACCAGTAGGTGCCGCTATATCTATACCACCATGAAATGTTACTCCTTCTCCTTTGAGCTGTCTTGGACCAAATCTACATGATACACGAACTCCTAATAATGGAAGAACCATTTCAGAACTTGTTGGTACATAATCAGTAACATTAGCTGAAGTTAGTTCTTCACATCCAGCAGCGTTTAACATATTTATACGATTTAATAGATTTGCATAATCTGCATCTTTTGGTAATATTAAATCTATATCATTCACAGAACTATATGTTTCTGATGGTCTTTCTGCTGAATTTACAGCATTGTTGTCCACAATTTTTACATTTCTTGATACAAAATCTTCTCTTATTGCAGTATATTCATCACATATAATATCAAGTCCTGTTTTAGTAAGAGGACCCAATGAACTATCAACCATTGATCCTATTTTTCTGAATTCATTTATAAATTTGTCCATCCAGTCAAAAAATCTTGTACCTAATACAGCCTCTTGCCCTGCATTTTTTGAACCTAAATTTAGAGTTCTTGTGTTATCTTTAAGCTCTAAATTTATGTTTTCTCTTTCTATTGAAATTTTATTGTAATAATAATCAAGAGATAATGAATTATCATCTGAATATATTTGTGTTCTATCATCATATAATAATGCAGAAAATCTTGTATATTCATCGTCACTTAATCCATTAAGTCTGGTCTGTAAATTTATGTTATTATTTTCTGAATATATGTAATATGGAGAGTATAAATCATCAGATAAATAAAGTACATTTACTAATTTACCAATCGCTGGTACAGAAAATTCTTTACCACTCAAATCTCCGAATGGATAAGCCCAAGGTATGTCTTTAACGTCAATTCCATGATATAATGTTTGTACTCTTACTTTTATTCTACCTTTTTTTGCTGGATCAATATTTTCTTCTACTACTCCAACGTAAAAATCTCTTAATAATTCCATTTATTTTATTATTTTATTTAAAAATTCAATGCTGATTTTGTTTCATCTACTAAATCAGTTAATAATCCAGATGCTAGTTCTTTTCCAAAATTTTTAACACTTGTTCTATTGTTAAAATCTGAGTTGTATACATTATCTGGTTCTATTTTATTTATATTTGTTGAATTAGTGAATTGATTTAATAATCCATTCACTGCTGTTCCTCTAGATTCTCTTAATTTTGTTTCAAGACTTGATATATAATTATTTCCTATTGTGCTTATTGTACCTTGAGCTTTTGTCATTAAACTATTTAAATAACCTTTACTGATCGGAGAGCTATTTTTTTCTAAATCTTGTAAATCACTTGTATAAGTTAATATACTGGAAATATTACCAGATTTTTCTCTTGATGCTATAATATCTTCGTACGGCTCAATGGTGTAACTATTTTTAATTAATGGAAAAATACTAGATCTTTCAACTGATTTATAATAAATATCAAATGAAAGTGTAGATGGAGTATTCGATACACTATTGTTATAACCGCCTATTTCTATGTTATCACCATAATTTTTACTAGAGAAAAAATCAAAATTGCAATCATTTAAAGTATATATTATTGCTGACTTGCTAGATATTGTATTTTTAACATTATTAGATATGTTATTTTTATCTGATGATGTATTATTTAATGATTCTGATTTATTTTGTGGTATAGTGAAATTCCTCATATCATTGATTTTTATTGTCATATTAAATTTTAAAACATTTTCAGGAAACATATGTCTTTTATTTTTATAACTATAAATCATAGTATTATATAATTCTGTTAAATACCAGCCTATCATTGAAACATCCTCATTTATTGTTATCGTGATTTTGTCTTCTCCATATTTTGTCATTTTGGCATTTAGATTATTAATACCATCAATTTTTGTTACATAGTATGATTTGTTAGATATGCTTCTATTTGAATTGCTATTTAATGTAGTTTCGAATATTTTAAAAAATACGTTTCTAAATTCTGACCAAATTTTAAATCTATTTGTATAATCAACAGAGTTTATGCTAGTGTATTTATTTATAAAAGATGAAAAACTATTATTAACAGAGTAATTTTCTACAAATAACGGAGAATTTTGATCAAATGATAATTCAAATGATGGAATGAGAGGATCTTCATAATCAAAATCTTCATCATTTTTGTGTAATGATCTTTTGAATATGTTAGTATCATTATCAGTCAGTGCCTGTATGTCTCTACCAAAACTTTTTGTAGTACCATCAGAGTTATACCAAAATTCTTCTGGTTTTGCATCTGATGTGTGATTAGGATCATATGCATCTGTTTTACCTTGATTTAGTCCTAATGTATTACCCAAGTCACTATTTAATAATTGTCCTAATGCAGATTTATCAGAATATCCTTGAATATATTTTGCACTGTTGCTACTTGTGTCATTTAATAATTCACCTTTTAAAATTCCTAACATATTCATATTTAATAATTATTTTGTTTTTTCTCCTGTACTAACAGTTGTGCCTCCTGCATTGTTTGATGTCGCAGCCGCCGATAAATCATGTTGTTCATTGTTACCATTTCCATAATCTATATTTAAATCTCTTCTCATTAGAGTTATTTCTTGTTCAACTCCATCTTCATATTTGAAAATGTAATTTATTCCAGTTACATACCAATATCCAGATAATTTAGTGTTTATGTTATTTAATGGTTTTTTTGTATTTGCATTACTTGATAATAAATCATTTATATTAAATACTTCAACTTTGATATTTTGAAATCTTTTTATTGAAAAATTTATTACATCCAATGTGAGAATTAATTTCATTCTTTCCATAGAAATTAAATTGTATTCATTGGATAATTTTGCATAGTTATAATTTTCATGTACATTTTCATTGTCCATCTTACCAATAAAATATTCATCATTTACGTTACCATTAAATAACTGAGATTGCTTATCTTTTAGTATTTTTAATTTACTACCTACTTTATTTTCATCTGTTTCTAAATCCGCTATCAGTTTCTTTGTTACAGTATTTGTGTTTTTTGTGAACCATGTTGAATATGTTTGATAACACAATTCTAAATTTATGCTATATGATTGATTCATAATATTAAATTTACTGAAGTATTGATTTGTTCCTTTGAGTGCATCATTATTAGATAAATATAAAAGAACATTTTTTTCTTCTGGTACTTTTTCTAATTGAGGATTTGCCAAACTTTGTGTTTCATTTTTTAGTACACTATTTAGTTCAGCTTGAACATCTACATAATTTAAATTATAATAGAAATCAATAAATGTCCAAACAAATGATTGATCTGAAACATAAGAATATTTGGTGATATCTTTTATGAATACTTGATTGACATCGCTAGGATTTATCCATTTCATTGCATCAGCACTATCATCAATATTTGATGCAAATCCTAAATTCATTCTGAGAGCTAATTGTTTTATTGCTTGATAACTAGTTGCATTAATTGTTTCATAATTTGAATATTGTAGCTCGTCTACATCAAGTATTCCTTTTATTAAAAATTGTAATCCATGAGAATCAGGATCTGATTTTATAGTTTGAAATTCAGTTAGTCTAAAATCCATTCTTAAAGGCATTAATTGTTCAGAACTTGCTTTAACAAAAACACTTATTATAGTATCATGATCAAAAGGATAGAAATCTGTAAATAAAACACCAAGAGAATCTTCACAAAATAATTCCACTGACGGTAAAAATTTATCGTTGAATAATTTTAGTGATATAATATCACTAGGATCCACAGTTGTTCCGTTTAGAGGCGGATTGCTGGTGTCATACAATTTGCTGATAAACACAAGAGGTGTATAATCAAGAGATTGTACAAAAACTTCTGTTGATGCTTTGTCATATAATTGAAAATTTAATTCTTTTGTTTTTATTTTTGCTTTATCGGTAACTTGTATCATATTTTATTGTTTTTTTATTCAAAAGAATTTATTATTTTTATTTTGTTGTCATTCGTTACACTAACTTGCTTTAATAATGTTGGTTTTATTGATATTGGTAAATTTGCGTCATTAAATAAGTTCTTTTTGTTTCTATCAGTTTGTATTGAATTTATTAATGATTGTCTTGCTTTGTCTTGCTGAGTTGGTATCTCATCAGTTGTATATAATTGAGCCAAATCATCATATTGACAGAAATAAATATATTGACCTTCTTTGACACAATATGGACTTATCAAATCATTTAGTACCATCAATTCTTCTATGTAATCAGATGAGCCATATAAATGTTTAGATATTCTATCTAGTCTCATTTCATATTCTCTAGGTACGATGTATATTCTTTTGCCTATTGATAAATTATTGACTATATTTTTTTGAAATATGTCTAATAGATTATTTTGATCTGAATCTCTTTTAATCCTATAATTTCCATTATTATCGAATGATAGTATTTTCATAGTTATTTTTATTTTTAAGTTATGTTATCATTACCTTGAACTTTATCAATAAAGCCATTAGCATTATCTTGTGCTCTAAGAGAGTTTAACCATTGAGTATTCTGCTCAGATGTTCCTCTATAGTTTGGTATACCTGCTTTTGCCGCCATAGCTTTTCTTTGTTTATATGTATACCAATTGCCATCTTTACTGTGCATATAATTTTCAATTGATGGATCTAATAATGATGTATTTTCAGGATTATTACCAGGTGTCTTTGATTCTGCTGTTACTACTACCTCTGGTATAGAACCTCCGTTGTATACTTTTTCTTCTTGAGGTTTAACTTCTCCTTTGTATTGTACTGGTGTTGTTGGTACTGAAGAATATTCTCTTCTGTATGTATTATTAAACATTCTCATTAATTCTTGTTTACCTAATGATCTTGATAATTCACATTGAAATTTTGCTGTTAATCTTTGTGGCATATCATTAAATCCCATTTCATTGCTAGTTTCTACTGAACAACTTTTTAATATTATATGACTGGTATTTAGCCAAGGAGAATAAGGATTTCCTATAGTTAAATGCCAAGGTGCAGCACTATCTTGTCCTCCAGTCATTAATTCTATTGATCCTCTTAGTTCAAATCTATGAATAGCAACTGTACTAGTTAATATTGTTTGTATTATTTTCAATCCTTCTCCAACTACCTTAGTCAATAATGATGCTGATGCAACTTTAGCTGCTGCTATATTAGTTTCAGCACTTTGTTTTGCTGCTGATAAATGATCTGTTTTTCCTTCTGAATTGGCGTTATCTACTATTCCTTTATTATAATCATATGATTTTTTAGCATTTTGGTATATTTTAGCATCTGGATATTTAGAACCAGGAGCATGAGCATCCATATTTTTTTTTGCTACTGCCATATTATTTTTAGAATTATCAATGACAGATTGTTTATTTTTTATTGATTGTTCATTTGCTGCTTGAGTTTTTTTATCTTTTTCTGATTGACTAGTAAGCATAGTTTTTTCTACTTCTTCTGCTTTTGATACAAATTCAGTAAATAATTCTTTTAACGTTTTCCAAAAACTCTCTGTTATAGTTACAACAAGATCCCACCATTCACTTAAATTGTTTCCTCTGTTGTCTGTTGCTCCTTTCGCTTTTTGCATTATTTTTGATGAATCACTCCAATAAAATGCCATATTTGATGTTCCCATCGCATATATATTATCTAATATATCTAGCATAGCAGAGCCTGGATCAACGTCTCCTAATAATTTTTGTTCATATGTAGTAATTAGTTCAAAGTTGAAAGATGATTTTATGTTTTGAGTTTCTGGATCTCTGAAAGGACCTTCTTTTAATACATTAGGATTACCTATTGGTATGTTGTTGAGTCCCCAATAGTTTGGTGATTTGTCATCAGCTTCTTCATTTACACCATTTCCTGTTAATCCCATTTTTTTGTATATTTCAAATAGCATACCTTGGGCAAAACTTGGAACAGGAATTATATTAGCGATGTCAACTTTTGTTACTTTTTTAACTATATCTGAAATTTTTTCATCAAATCTTTTGTTTGTTATGCCCCAAGTTTCATTGAAATTTATTGTACCAAAATTATCATCTTGTTTAATCCATCCAATTATTGTTGATATGGGTTCTACATTCATAAGTCCTAAATTTTCAGGTACAAAAACTCCTTCTGGAAATCTTCTAAGTATAGCCATTCTATTGATAGGATATACGCCTAAATCTCTTAAATACGCAAAATATGATGGTTTTAATCTTAATCCTGCACCTGGTTTGTGTGAAAGGGTAGTGAAAGTTGGATCTTTCAACATTTTAACATAAGGATTTACACTATTAGTTTCATTGTTGTAGATATTTTCTTGAATATAATCTTTTATTTTATTTGTGCCTGTTACAAGTGCGCTATTGTCATTCTTTTTATATACAGTATATTTAGAATTAAAAACACTATGAGTATTTCCAACACTTGTATTGTTTAATTGCTGTGTAATTGAATCCCTATTTGTTTGACTATCAAACAGAAAATCCATTTCAGAATAATGTGCCATCTTTGTTTATATATTTTTCTCTTATATATAAAAAAAACTTCTGTTGAATATTAATAATCTCTAATTATTTGAATTGAGTCAAATAAAGAAATGCTTGATAGTAAATCGTCAAATAGTTTTTGATTGTCTTTGAAATCTTCATAAAAAAACAATAAGTTGAAATTTATTTTTCCTATTAAATTTTCTTTTATTTGAAAAATGTCATCAATTTCCAATGTGGTTATTTTATGTAAATTAGGAATATAATATACATCTTTACTTTTTCTTATTGTTTGAGATATCTTTGTGTAAATTATGAGATTAAAATATTCCTTCCATTCATTTACATCCTCTAAACCATGATCATCAAGTTGCTGTCTGATGTCTATTATAGTTTTGTTACGAATTTTATTGATTTTTATATATTTATCAAGTTTTTTTCTATTTTTCACGAACACTATGTAGAATTCCATAAATCTTATAATATTAATTTTGAATTATATATATTTTCATGTAGGTTCAATTTAAAAATAATATACTAATATATTTAAAACTTTTGTCGTTTTTGTGTATAAAATTAATACATATATTAGTATTTTGATTTGAATATACTGTGTATGTAATTATAATTAATCAATTTATGAATAATAAATATATTATAAAAAACTTTTTATGTACTTTTTCTTATAATATTTGATTTTTATAATCAAAAAAATAATTAATTAAAGATGGCAAAAAAAACCGCACAAACTTCTCAAAAAAATAGTTTTAATTTTTCTAATATTTCTGGATTGATAGATACTATGTCAAAGAAAGAAATTATCTCAATTGAGGATTTTGAAAAAGAAAAAAGCTTTATTTCAACTGGAGTTTATATTTTAGATGCACTTTTATCTAAAAGTATTCTACATGGAGGGATATCTAATAATAGAATAACTCTATTAGCTGGACCAAAACAAACAGGTAAATCTTTTCTTTCTCTTAATATAGCAAGAAATGCTCAGAAATTAGGATATAATATTGTATGGATTGATACTGAGTTTTCTATTGAAAAATCTGATTTTGATATGTATGGAATTAATACATCTGATTCAAATACTTTTATGTTAATTAGAACTAATATTGTGGAGAAAATTAAAATGTTTATGACATCAATGTTAGATGATATGACAAAATTGAAAGAAAAAGGAATGGATGTTTCAAAAACAATTTTCTTTTTAGATTCTATTGGTATGTTATCATCAGAAAAAGAAAAAGCTGATACTCTTAAATTAGATATTAAACAAGATATGACACGTGCAAAACAAATTAAATCTCTTGTTAGACTTATTACAAATGATTTAGGATTTGTAGGAGTACCATTAGTGGCAACAAATCATATTTATTTGACACAAGATATGTTTCCTCAAACTATTATGTCAGGTGGAGAAGGACTATATTACGCTGCTAGTAGTATTGTTTTTTTAAGTGATGCAAAATTGAAAACTGGAGAAGAAGATGAAATGGATTTAGGTCGTTCTGGTTCTATTATAACTGCAAAAGCAGGTAAAAATAGATTGGCAAAACCAAAGAAAGTTAAGTTTGAAATTGATCACACCAAAGGTATCAATCCATTTAAAGGATTAGATTTATTCTGTACTCCTGAGAATTTCAGTAAGATTGGAATTGCAAAAGTCAAACCAGTTTTAAATAAAGAAACAGGTGAAATAACTTATCAGCCAACAAATAGATGGTATGTTAAACATTTGGATAAATCAGTTGCAGCAACCCAATTATTTAACAGAAAGGTATTTACTCAAGATGTATTAGAAAAAATGGAACCAATTATTTATGATTATTTCAAATATCCTTCATATGAAGAATGTATGAAAGATTTAGAAGAAATGGATGAAAGATTAAATGAAATTGAAGATAAAGATATGATAACTTCAGATGAATTTGATATTGATTCTGATGAAACATTATTTACTTAAATACAAATAATAATTAAAAAATAGAAAATAAATAAACAATAATTAAATTTTAATATAATACTTTTATATGGCAGATACAACAAACACAAACATGGAAAAACATTACTTTGTTCATATTTTGGTCAATCCTGATCAGTTTTCCAAAGTAGAACCTTTTTTCTTTAGAAATTCGGATATACAATTTATTTACACCGTAATAAGAGAAGAGTATATTAAAAGTGAAAGTCATAGTGTACCTAGTTCTCAGCAAATTTATTCTATGGTTAAATTAGCTGATTCAGATAATAAAGTAAATGATAAAGTAATAAAGATACTTCTTCAATCCGATAACAGTGATTTCAGTCCAGAATGGTTACTTCCTATGTTTAAAGGTTGGAAAATTCAAAACCAATTAAAAGGAGATGTACTTAAAAGTATTGATATGGTTAGAGGCATTGAAGAAGTGAATTATGATAATGCTCTTGAAATCGCTCAAAAAATGAAAGGTATGTTTTCAAATGTACTTATGGTTGATGATGATGATGATGATTTAGGATCAGATTTTGATGATCCAGAATCTCATAAACAAATGGTATCAAAGAATTGTATACCATCAGGATGGCCATGTATAGATAATATATTAGGAGGAGGATGGAGTAAATCTACTTTTAATGTAATTATGGGTGAGACAAATGTTGGAAAATCAATGTGGTTACATAATATAGCTACAAATGCTGCAAATGCAGGAACAAATGTTTTGCTCATTACATTAGAAATGGCAACTAGGAAAGTAATGAAAAGATTAGGTTCAATGAGACTTAAAATTAACGTAGATGAATATGATGAGAAATCAAAAGATACATCTTATATGAAACACAAATTAAATAATATTAAATCTCAATCTTCTGTTGGAGGATTGTTTGATTCACAACCAGGTAAAATATTTGTAAAAAAATATAATACTAGTGATTGTACAGTAACTGATATTGATAATTATATTAAAAAATTCGAAGAAGTTAAAAGAATTAAAGTTGGAATGGTGATTGTGGATTATATAAATATTATGTCAATTGAAAAAGGATTTGATATTTCAAGTATGTTATATCTTAAAGGTAAACATTTAGCAGAAGGATTAAGACGTATTGCTGATAAATATGAATGCGCGGTTATCACAGCAACACAAACAGATAAAAGTGTTTGGGGAGCATCTGATATCAATCTTGCTGCTATACCAGAAAGTAAAGCGATTGCTGATACAGCAGATTCAGTTTGGGGTATTATTAGAAATCCAGAAATGAAAAGAAACAATATATACAGGCTTAAAATATTAAAATTGAGAGATGGTGAACATCATGAAGAACAAGTGAGATTTGATTTTAATACAAAATATTTAACCATGGAGAATGATGTTTTAATAGGAGCTAAATAATGAGCAAACGATTAAATACTGAAATGTTTATAGAAAGATCAAATAAAATTCATAATTATTATTATACATATTCAAATACTGAATATGTAAATAATAAGATAGAAGTAGAAATTTTATGTAACATTCATGGTATTTTTTATCAAAGACCAGATTCTCATCTTAGAGGAATAGGATGTATAAAATGCGGAACAGAAAGAAGCAAAATAAATCAAAGTAAAGATATAAAAATAGTTATTGAGGATTTTAATAAATATCACAATTTTAAATATGATTATAGTTTAATTGAAAATGATTATAAAAATGCTCACACTAAAGTGAATATTATTTGTAAAAAATGCGGTAATATTTTTTATCAAACTCCTGATACACATTTAAGGTGTGGTTGTCCTAGATGTAGAGAATCAAAAGGTGAAATATTAATTAACGATTTTCTATTAGAAAATAATATAAATTATGAGAGACAAAAGAAGTTTGATGGCTGTATTTATAAGTCTGCTCTATTTTTTGATTTTTATTTAATAGATTATAATATTTGTATAGAATATGATGGACTTCAACATTATAAAGAAATTGAAAGATTTGGAGGTAAGTCACAATTTATAATATCTAAAAAAAGAGATAAAATAAAAAATAACTTTTGTGATAAAAATAATATAATATTAATAAGAATAAAATATGATGAAGATATTACTGAAAAATTAATTTTTATAATAAATAATAAATAATAAATAATAAATGAAAAACAATAAAAAGATTGATGATGATTTAGATGATGATTTAGATAATGAATCTACTGAAGAATTGGAAGAAGAATTGGAAGAAGACTTGGAAGATGATTTGAATCTATTAGATGAAAATTTGGATGTTTCATCTGATGATGATTCTACTTCTGTTGAAGATGATGAAGATGATGAAGATGATATTGATATAATGGTTAAATTTAACACTAATAATCATAAGCTTGAAGGTAAACATGCATTATCAAGAGATACTATATTTAAAGGTAAAGTTGAAGATAACGCAGATCAGCAAGAGTATGATTATAATATTAATCAACAAGAAGATTTTAATTTAAATGATGGATTACCAATAGAAGCTGGATCATCTTATGAATTTGAAAGTAAACATTATGAAGATTATATAGATAGATTAAATCTTCAAAGAGATATTTATACTTTACTTAATGATAAAACAGATTTGGACTTTTCATCCAATAGAAGAAAACCAAACAAACAAGCATTTAATGACTATTATAAAATGCTATTAAATAATATTGGTAAGGAATATAGTAAATCTGAAATATTTGTAGAACTATCATATTATTTCACAGATAATATATTTAATATGTTTAAATTATTAGATAAAGAATATGCAACACATATAATAGTAGAACTAAAACAACGTGGGTATTTAACAAACCTAAATAATATAAATTTTATATAATAAAAACAAAAATAAATAACATGAATTTTAAAAGAGAAGACGCATTTGATGCATCATTAAAATATTTCAAGGGTGATACATTAGCCTCTGATGTTTGGGTAAATAAGTATGCATTAAAAGATACCGCAGATAACGATACTGTTTATTATGAACTGACTCCTAATGATATGCACAGAAGATTATCAAAAGAGATATATAGAATAGAATTAAAATATCAAAATCCATTATCTGAAGATTTTATATTTGATTTGATAAAGGATTTTAAATATATTATACCACAAGGCTCACCAATGTCTGGAATTGGTAATGATAACCAGGTTGTGTCAATATCTAATTGCTTTGTGATTGGAAATCCTGCAGATTCTTATGGATCAATTATGCAAGTTGATGAAGAACAAATTCAATTAATGAAAAGACGTGGAGGAGTTGGACATGATCTTTCACATATTAGACCAGCAGGAATGCCAGTTAAAAATTCTGCTTTGACATCAACAGGATTGGTTCCATTTATGAGTAGATATTCAAATTCTACTAATGAAGTGGCTCAAGGAGGAAGAAGAGGAGCATTGATGCTATCTTGTTCTGTTCTTCATCCTGATTCTGAAGCATTTATAGATGCTAAACTAGAACAAGGAAAAGTAACAGGAGCAAATATATCAATTAAATTGACAGATGAATTTATGAAAGCTTCAATTAATTCTGGTATGTTTACTCAATTGTTTCCAATAGATTCTGATACACCATTGATTACAAAACAAATTGATGCTAATAAACTTTGGAAAAAAATTATTCATAATGCATGGAAATCAGCAGAACCTGGTATATTATTCTGGGATACTGTTATGAGAGAATCTGTTCCTGATTGTTATCAACAGCATGGTTTTAAGACAGTTAGTACAAATCCTTGTGGCGAAATAACTTTGTGTCCATATGATAGTTGTCGTTTGCTTGCTATAAATCTATATAGTTATGTAGTAAATCCTTTCACCAAGGATGCATATTTTGATTGGGATTTGTTTAAAGAACATATAATTTATGCTGAAAGATTTATGGACGATATTGTTGATTTGGAACTTGAAAAAATCGATAAGATTTTGGAGAAAATTGAGCAAGATTCAGAACCTGAAAATACTAAAAGAGTTGAAAGAGAAACTTGGATTAAAATTAAAAATATGACTATTAAAGGTCGTAGAACAGGTTTAGGCGTGACTGCTGAAGGAGATATGTTAGCCGCTCTTGGTTTGATTTATGGAACATCAGAAGCAACAGAATTTTCAACAGAAGTTCACAAAAATTTGGCTATATGTGCATATAAATCTTCTGCTATAATGGCAAAAGAAAGAGGCTCATTTCCAATTTATGATTATGATAGTGAAATCAACAATCCATTTGTACAAAGATTGAAAGATTTAGATCCTGAATTGGATAATATGCTGAAAGAATATGGTAGGAGAAATATCGCACTACTCACGATTGCACCAACTGGCTCAGTTTCAATTTTAACTCAAACTACATCAGGTATAGAGCCAGCATATAAAGTGTCATACAAGAGAAGAAGAAAGATAAACCCAAGTGACAAAAATGCTCGTGTTGACTTTGTTGATGCAGAAGGACAAAAATGGGAAGAATATTATGTGTTTCATAAGAAATTTGAAGTATGGTTGGAAATCAATGGATATAATGTTGATGAAGTTAAATTGATGAAAGACTCAGAATTAAAGCCAATTATAGAAAAATCACCATATCATAAAGCAACAGCTAATGATGTGAATTGGGTTGAAAAAGTTAAAATGCAAGGTAGTATTCAGAAATTTGTTGATCATTCTATTTCAGTAACAGTGAATTTGCCAAATAACGTAACAGAAGAAATAGTTTCAAAAGTTTATGAAACAGGATGGAGAAGTGGTTGTAAAGGTATTACTGTTTATCGTGATGGATCAAGAGAAGGAGTTATTATGTCAAACGAAGGCACTACACAAAATGTAGTATCAGAATCAGGTGAAAATAATGCTAGAAAACGTCCAAAAAAATTAGAATGTGATGTAGTTAGATTTACAAACAAAGGTGAAAAATGGATTGGATTTTTAGGATTAGATGTAGATGATAAAGGTGAAAAATATCCTTATGAATTATTTACTGGTGTCGCTGATGCATTTCTTATTCCTATAAATGTAGAAAAAGGTGAGATTGTTAGAATTAAATCTGAACCAAAGAATGGAGAAGAAGGTAAAAGTAGATATGACTTTGTGTATAAAGATAAAGATGGCTATAATGTAACTATGGAAGGCTTGAATAGAGCATTTAATAGAGAATTATGGAATACAAGTAAATTGCTATCAGCTTTCTTGAGACATAGAATTCATTTACCAAGTGTTATTCACCTCATAGATACATTAGAAATGACAGATAATGCTGTATTTGGTACATGGAAGAGTGGAGTAAAAAGAATAATTAAGAAATATATTAATTCTGTTGTAGTTGGAGAAAAATGTCCAAATTGTGGAGCAACTGGAGACGATTTAGTTTATGAGAATGGCTGCAGGACCTGCAAGGCATGTGGTTTTTCTAAATGTGACTGATAATAAGATAGTTACATAATAAATTAACATGAATCCACATATTTATCTAATAGATAGATGTGTGGATTTGTTGTAAAAATTTAGTTCCTTGATATATTAATTCAAAAAAAAGCTGCTAATTAAATTAGCAGCTTTTTATTTATATATTTAATGATAATTATTTTTTATCATCATCATCATCAACATGTTTGAAGATGGTGTCTCTGAATTTATTGAACCTCTTATCTGCTAAGAACTTTTCAGTTGTCTTATTAGGTTTTGAGTCCTCAGATAATGTATATTCAGTATCAAGAACATGAAGTAAATAACCAATAACTTCATCATCTGAAATTGTACCAAGAAATTTAACAAGATTTTCAAGTTGTTTAGGTTTCAATACTGAAACACTACGTTCCTTCATATTTGCAAGAAGTTCAGATTTCTTATCACGATTGAAGTTTTTTACATCATCAAGAATATCATCAAAACGATCAAGTACATCATCAAGAGTTATTCTTAGAGTATCTTCACAATATCTAACAAATGGTGCATTTGACGCTCCAATGTAACCATGTCCAATTTCTTTTATTTCGTCAATCCAAACACGAATATTTGGAAATTTCTTAATCATCACTGTTTTTCCGCCTGCATCTTTTACTACATTACCAGAAATATCTGTTTTTTCAACATATTCTCCATGATTTTCAAAAATGTAATCACTTAAAAATGTCCAAGAACGAGGGGTTGCATAAGCTTTGTTCGTTTTGTTGGTTGTGTTCCTTTGATCAGGTTTCTTGTAATAATGTTCTGTGTGAGTTTTTAAGAATTGAACAATTACAGGAGCAACATTTTTACTTGCATATTGATCAACCCATTCTGGAAATGGCATAGTGTGCTCAATGTGAATTAAACGATTGTTAAGAGCTTGATCAAATTCTTCTACATCTGTACCATCTTCTTCTCCAAGATTACCTGAAGAACACATAAGTACATTTGAATTAAATGCGAAAAATGCACCAATCTCTCTTTCAAGTAAGATTTGAAGAGCTGCATTTCGTACTGCAAGAGTAGAACGGTTCAATTCTTCAAAGTGAATAATAGTTGGTTTGTCATTAGCCTTATATGCCCATTTAGGTGCAACGTGAGCCAACATTCTTTGTGAAACTCCATCAATCACTTCTTCATCTAATGATGGATATAACCCAACGTCTGTTTCATCAATCATTGATAATCGAATATCAAAATATTGATAACCAATTTTTCCAGCAATGGATCTCATAATTGCTGATTTTGCATATCCAGGAGCGGAAGTTATAAAAAGAACACCACTTTTAGAATTCATCATCTTAAAGTACTTTTTTTCTCTACTTGATAGAGCTTCATAACCTTCTGGAAATCTGTTCGCTGGTGTCATTGTTACACCTTTACCCAAGTTTTTTTCTGACATAATTAATTCAATTTACTATTTGTTATTGTTTTATTTAATTGATAATTTTATTTTTTAATACACTACAAAGATACAACTTATTTTTGATATAAAAAAACATTTTTGAAGTTTTTTATTGAATATTTTCATATTCTTCATTTTTAGTATCTTCTTTATTATTTTCAACTTCTAATTCAGTTATAGTATCAATAGATAGTTCATTTTTTTTATCATCAACATCTGTTTCTTCTTTTTCGGTTTCTTCTTTTTCGGTTTCTGCTAATTTTTTTAGAAATTCTTGAGTTTTAGCATCCTTAGCTTCTTTAAAAATTGGAACCAAATAATCAATTGTATATTCAAATTTTTCGGTTTCATTTTTATATTTCCAATCTTTTACTGATTTGAAATCAATGTCATATAATAATGATAATATATCATAGTCTGATTTGAAATCTGGTATTATATCATCATGTTCTATTTTCACAACATTTTCAGTTTCAATCATTGTGTTCTGAAATCTCAATGTTGCAGTATATGAATAATCATTGTTGTCAGTTAAATATACATTAACCCTATCTTTTTCCAATGATAATATTTCAATTCTGCAAACATACGGTATATCATTTATTTTTATCCATGTTTCAGGATTTACTAAGTTTCCAATTATTTTTTGAAATTCAACGTCAAAAGAAAAATCTCGTTTTTCATATTCAATTATACTTTCAAAATACTCTTTTAAAAGTTTAATTAAGTCATTTTCATATGCCATTATTGCATCTGTTCTGGACTTGACTTTATCTTCTATCTGTTTAGTGTACTCACCCCATAACTCTTTCTGGTGTTCAGCATGTTCTTTCTGTTTAGCTTCTTGATAAGCTTCAGGATTATTTTTATATAATAGTGAGTCTTTAACTTCCAATATTCTATATTCTTCCTTGATGCTATCAATAAAAACTGAAAAATCTAAATTTTTAGACATTTTCAAATTCAATTTTTCAGATAAATCATTTATATCAGTTTCATCTGTAAAATATATTGATGGAGCGAATTTTTCAATTTTAACCGAACATTGATTAACCAATTCTTCTGCAATTTTTAATGTCGAAAATTCTAATGTTTCTAAATTTAAGTCTTTCCCATTTCTAATCATGTAAATTAGATTTCCATTTGGCTCAGTGGTTGGTACTATGTGATAATTATACTCTACATCTTCTGAAAATAAAGATAATAATCTTTCTTTGTTGGTCATATTATTTTTTTTGTTTTTTGAATAATAATTTTGTGTGAATTTTGCTTATATATTCAATATAATTTTTTCCTGTTATGATATAAGGAATTGTAGTGAATATGGCTGATATGAAGCATACTATTATTACAGTAATCCATAATATACTCTCATATAATCTATATGAGTATTTTTTTATGTATTCCATAATTATATTTTTTTATGTTTTATTGAGTAATAAAAAGAATAAGGGAAAATTATTAAATTCATTATGAATGAAATAATTAGATTATAGAATTTTTTACCTAATCTACCCATTTTGCTTGTTCTGTATGAACAATATATTGCCCATATTATTGCTAATGCTAAATATATTATTATATAAATCATGTTCTATTTTTTTGTATTACAAAAGTAATAAAAAAAATTGATATTTCATAGGATATAATGAATTATTTTTAAAAAAGATAAAATTAAGGCTTAGGAGGAACAACAAATATTTATATATAGACTATAATAAAATAAATAAATAAATTAACATATTATGCTACTAACTAAAAAAGTCTATATTAAAGCTATGAACTTCAGATATTATAATTCTATTGGATATAATGTAAAAAATTCAAAAGAATATTTTTATGCAAATATAGAAGATTTGACAAATGGTTCTCATACTATTGTTGATGTCAGTTGTGATTATTGTGGAGACGTTTTAAGTGTGCCATATAAGAGATATATAAAATATACTAATGTCTGTGATAAATACTCTTGCTCAAAAAAAGAGTGCACAAATCAAAAAATTAAAGATGTTTGTCTAATAAAATATAATGTGGAAAATCCATTTCAAGCAGATTTTGTTAAAGAAAAATCTAAAAAAACATTAATTAAAAATTATGGAGTTTCACATCAAATGTATTCCCAAGAAGTTAAAGATAAAATTAAAAAAACTTGCTTAATTAGATATGGAGTTGATAATCCTAATAGATTAGTTGTTCAGAATAATAGAAAAAAAACTTGTGTGATTAAATTTGGAGTTGAACATGATTCTAAATTGCCATCACAACAATTAAAGAGAAAAAATACAAGAATTAAAAAAGGTAATCAAATTCCTGATAATATGTTAGAACCTTATATTTTATATAGAAAACAAGTAGATAATATGTCTACTATATTAAAAGTGGAATTATTAAATAATTGGAATGGCTATGACTACTATGATAATGAATATATTAAAGATAATTTTAATTTAAAATCAAGTCATAAGAATTACCCAACAATGGATCATAAAACAAGTTGTTATTACGGATATTTGAATAATATTCCTGTGAGTGAAATTGCGTCATTGAATAATTTGTGCATGACAAAAAATAAATTGAATGCTCAGAAACGTGATAAGAATGAATGCGAGTATAAAAACAAATTAAAAAAAGACAAATCTATATAAATTTGTCTTTTTTAATTTAATTGTTTTTTAATTATTAATCCTGTTTACCAATATTTACAATCTGTTTTACTTTTCCATTATCGAATGATATAGGACATTTTTCTGCTGTTGATAATATTAACGTCCTAGTTTTTACCTTACGAAAATCAAGTGAGTCTGTATAACCATCAGTTAAAATTACTGTATTAAATGCACTTAGTTTGTTTTTAGGATCTGAAATATAGTCAATTCCTGGAGTAAGGGTAGTCCCTCCAAGCCCCGATATCTTCATTTTTTCAATTTCTTTTTTATCTTTAATGTGAAGAACCTTTTGAATTTGAGCATCACACTGAATTAAATTTATTTGAATGTCATTCTGAAAGATATAAGAAAGAACTTTTTCAAATTCTCCTCCCATTGATCCAGATGTATCAAGAAGAACATTAATTTCGTTCTTGAATTTCTTGTGTCCCTTCATTCCTGGTATGCCTTTACGATTAGGACGTACAATTGTTTTTTCTTTTTTTGAACCAAACACTTGACTACTCATAGCTCTCTTAATTTCTTTCAAATAATCTTTTTTAGATTTTCTAAGTTTATTAAGAATTGCATCTACATCACCAGACTCCAATCCACGATTTTTAAGTCTTGTCATGATACCTTCAACTATTTCTCTTTTCAGTTCTTGTGGTATATCATCTCCTAAGTGTGCATCAAGAGTATTTTGTTCTTGGCGTTCTTCACCTTCAAAGATTGTTTCAAGAGAATAACATTCAGCATCATTCTTACCATATTTACCATATCTATCTTTTCCAGATGTATCAGATTTACCTTGACGAGATTGATTATTGTTGTGTTCATGTCCACAATTTGGACATTTTTTACCATTTCCTTCACCATCTCCATCTTGACCTTCTTCATCTGATGATCCTCCTTTACCACTACCTTTACCACTACCTTTACCTTCTCCTTGTCCTTCACCTTGTCCTTCACCTTGTCCTTCACCTTCAGAACCTTCACCTTTACCTTTTTTGTCCTTATCTGATTTTTCTCCTTTTCCTTCACCATCTTGATTACCATCTTCATTTTTTTGCTCTCCATCATCTTTTGGTGTCATAGATGAACCACATTTAGGACATTTATTGGCTTGATCCTGCATTTTTTTGATTTTGTCCTTATTTTTTTCTTGCCATTGTCTTTTTTCATTAACATACCATTCATACAAATCTTCAAATATTTGCTCTCCTTTGTAATCTTTCGGTACCATAAGAGCACTATTATTTCCTAATTCATCTTTTGGTATGCCAATGAAAGGCTTCGAACCTGTACCAAGTCCTTGTTTTTTCATTATTTCATCATATATGATTTGGTTGATAATCATATCTTGTACAACATTCGCATCTTTCAAATTGTAACCAACACTTCTTTTGATGTGATCAAAAAGAATGTGAAATTCCTCATGAATTAAAAGAAAGTTGATTTCTGGTTGTGGTAATGACTCAATGAATTTTCTATCCCAATAAAAATTCATACCAGAAGATGTGACATTCACACCTGCAGTAGGAATATAAGGATTGTTTTTACTTTCAAAGAAATTAATGAACAATGCAAATTCACCATAATATGGTAAATTACCAGTTGCCATCATAGCTACGACTGCTTCTGTGAGCTTTTCGTGCATTTGATCAGGAATTACGAATTTATAAAAATCTGTCATATTTTGTTGTTTTTATTTATTTGATTTACAAAAGTAATACTTTTTTTTCTAATAACCTATTCTTTTCCTCTATTTTTTAAAAAAAGTAAGAAAAAAACTATAAAAATGAATAGAGGAACAAATGCAAAAGAATTTGCTTTTATAGTTTTCTTTAAACCATACACACGAACCTCTTCTACTATAATAGAAACTCCTTTTTTTCCAACATCAATTGTTTCTCCTATAAGTTTTTTCTGCTCATTTATGTCTTTAACTACTTGTTTTGCTTCAAGTTCTTTTTCCTCTGATGACACATTAGAATAAGAAAACAACGGAATTAATAAAACTAAAATAATTAATATTTTTTTCATATTGAAGATATTTATTTATTGTGAGTTTCTGTGTTTGAACAATTTTTATTGTAACCTATTTTACAATTTTGACAACCATGTTTTTGTGTGTTATAATACACACACTTTGAATACCCATTTTCACATCCTATGATTTTTATTATTATGTGCATCTCAGCATCTAATTCATTTTTGAAATGCTCAATATTGTTTTGAGTTTCTACATTCCAATTAGATGTAAATCCACTTTTAAACTTTATATAATCACCATTGGTTTCATAACCTGATTTTGTTTTCATGTTAATATGTATGAATTTGTTTTTTTGCTTTCCAATACATCATTATTAAATAGCCTCCTATTAATCCTCCTAAGTGACCAAAATGAGCAATTCCAAATCCTATATTTGGATTTATTAATGATAATATACCAAATATCAATGAGAATGCTGCAAATCCATACACAAAATTCTTTATTTTTATTGGAATAACAAAAAATAATAGAATTGATGATTCTGGTGCTAAAAATAAAAGTGCAGCAATTACCCCACTAATTGCTCCTGATGCTCCTACAGCAGGAGATGGACTAATGAGCATACACAATACGCTTGATGCAATTCCACTTATGAAATATAATAGTAAGAATTTATTACTGTTGATTGATTTGTCTATAAAATTTCCAGCAAACCATAACGCAAGCATATTACCAAGTAAATGCATAAAACTACCATGAAGAAACATTGATGTTATAATTTGATATGGCTGAAAATTAGGATCAGATATATTATAAATAGCTCCGCTATCAATTAATGATGGCATAAAATAACTAATTATGAATATAATAGTATTTAAAATTATTAGATACTTTACAGCATCAGTAGAATAACCAATTGACGTGAATTTGTATGCTGTTTCTTTTCTCTTTTGTGTTTTTTTGGTTTTTATTTTATAGTCTCTGAATTCTTGGGTATCAAGAAGTTCTCTAATTGATTTCATTTTTTCTGAAATTCCATTTCCATTTGTATTTCTCATAATTTTAAAATTTATATTTAAATTGAGATACAAAGATACTATGTTTATTTCAATAATTGATTATAAATATGATATATTTATAATTATAAATTGATATATTATTCAACTTCCTGATTATTAGATTAGTCTTCTCTGTCTAATTTTGTGGAAAATTTGTACATTTTGCTTATTTCTACGTGAGCTTTTATTTCTGTCCATCTTTTTCGTAGAATTTTTGTGTCATTGTCTATGTGATGATCCATCACCAAATAATCAATCCATAGTTGAACATCAATAAAGTTTTTAAACTGAAGAAATAGGGCATATAAATACCATCTATTTCTCCATAATTTTATATACCAATTTGATGATTCATAAGAAATTATCTTATTTTTCTCCTTCATTGTAATCTATATCTTTGAATTTTTTTTCTACTTTTTTCCTGATTATTGTTCTTCCTTTTTTAATCTGAGATTTTATTGTAGATAGATTTATGTTCAATTCATCTGAAATTTCTTTATATTGCATTCCTTCAATTTCTCTCATTATAAGAACTTTCTTATATTTAGAATCTTTTTCCGGTAAATTGTATATTGCATCTTTTATAATAGTTGCTTTTTTTACAAAAATATTATATTCCTCAGTTGGTTTTTTACTGTCATCATATGCTATGATATTAGATAAGCTAAAATTTATTGCTAAATCTTTATCAATTGAATCTGTCGGTAATCTTTCACTATCTTTGTGTACTTTTTTGACTATATTTTCTGCTATTTTATATATCCAAGTATTTAATTGTGCACCACCTTCATCTGGCCTTTTGTAAGTTTCTATATTCAACAATGCTTGAATGAATGCATCTTCTACATGATCTTCTGCGATACCAGAGTCTTTAGTATATTTTGCGATATACCATATTAATTTAGGTTTGTGATTTTTATAAAATTCTTGAAAATTTATACCTGTGCGAGTTTCGAACTGTGCTTCGAGTTCATTATTTTTAGTTGATATCATAAAGTTTATGTTTGATTTATTGTATTAAAAATGTATTCATTTGTTTTAAAAAATACATTTATTTAACTATTTTTTTGATAATATATAATTCTATCATACAGACTAACATAAGTCTTACTATATTAAATAGTTATGATTGAGTTGAGAAATTAATTCATTTATGACACATATTAATTTATGTGCTGATAATTTTAATTTGTTCAACATTAGAATATTATATAATTTATACTGTACTGATAATTTTTTATAATCAGATTTTAAATATTATAATTTATTTAGTCTTATTTTTTTAGTTTTGTATGATTTGTTTAATTGTTAATATTAATTTAGTTAATTATCTCATTTCTTATATTAATAACTACTATGAATTTCATCTTTTTTTAATGTGTTATTTTTCAGCTCACGTTTCATAGTCAAATTATATCTAAGATTCTGTTATGCTTATTATGTTATTTAATTTGTTTTTTCTTATTGTTTTTATATTTTCTTCAAACTTAAATTCGTAAATAGGTATGTGCTTATCAGTAAAATGTTCATATTCAACATCAACATACACAATATCTTCCGATTTTACTATTTTACCTTTTTTCCTATGTGATAATAATACAACAACATCACCAACATTAGGCTTGTATAATATTCTATTTTTTTCAAAGAAATTAAAAGGATTGAAATAATTTATGAATTTAATAAATTCATCATCCGTTACTTTTATGCATTTTTTATATTCAAAATTGCTTATGCTATTTCCTTTTAATATTTTTTTAAAAAATACCCCTAAAATATCATATATATTAATTACCATATCACCTGTAAATATTGGTATGTTATATTTATCATAACCAACTAAATAAGATTCTGACTCAGTTGATGTATATTTCATATTTCTATCTGTGTATGTTTTCATTCTTATTTTATTTATTGAACTTGTTGTTATACAAGCCATATGTTTTTTATTGTTTGTTTATATAAAGGTAGTAAAAAAATTGAATAAAACAAATTTTATCATCATTTATTTTGCATCTTTTCCTGCTATTTTTCAATTAATCTATTTAATATATATTGTAAGTGAAAAAGTAAAATATCACCAATTAGTATTTTTTTTTATAAAAATATTTAATATATACATAAAAATAATTTTTAAATTATGCCAATAAAAGACGCAGATTTCGGAAAATACAAAAGACCAGGTATTTTCTTTCAGGAAATAGATCAAAGTATTGTTCAACTTCCAGTGCAAAATGTTTTAATTAATTTAGTTCCTGGATTTTCAAAAAAAGGTCCATTTAATACTCCTATTTATGTTACAAATCCATCTGATTTTAGTACAATATTTGGAGATGATGATAGAAGATTAGAAAATAAAGGTTCTTTTTTTCACAAAACAGTTAAACAAATGCTTAAAAGTGGTCCAGTTTGGGCTTTGAACCTTTTAGCAACAGATCCAAATAGAGATAAAGTGGATTTGCAATCTATAGGTGTTTCAGCAAGCATCAATTCTCAAAATGGTGCAGTTGTTAGATCTGCATATGAGTCATTTTATAATAGACAAGATTTCTGGGAAAGAGATACAGATTCTTTTTTGAATGTAGTAAAAGCAAATAATTTTGGTGTTCAAGATACTGATAGATTGTTTCACATCACAAATATGAGTGATACTGTAATAACAGTATTTATGTTTAAATCATCTGTTTCTGGCTTTGACGTTACTGCTGAAGCATGGTATGGTGATAGAACAAAGGTGCCAGCTTATCTCGATTATAGAGATTGGATATCAGATTACTTGGTGTCTGTTGTTGTTGTTGCAGGTGATTGGTCAGATTACAAAACATTGTCTAATGATACCACATTTAGCAAATATTTTAATAGAAATGGTTTAATTAAAACTAAAATTTCATCATTCCTTAATGAAGGTACTGTATCTATTCTTGCTAGTTATGATTGCTCATTAATTCCATATTTTAAAGATTTGAACAATAGAGATATGTATATTAAAAATATTATAAATAATGACACAGATAAAACTGGATTGTTCTGTGCATATAACGAAGATGTTCTACTAGAGGCTGATTTTAGAGTGAGTAGTCTTGATATTATAGGTGGTACAATTGTCAATGAAGATGTGAATAATGTTAATTTTATGTCATATAATACAACTCTAAATGAACAAATAAAATATTCTCAAAAATATTTAGATTCTACTAATAATGTTATTACTAATAATTTAGATAGTTATAATACAGATTTTATTTCAGACGGAGTTGATGTTAGATCAGGCGCTTATGTAAATGGTAATATATTTGGTGTTACATGTAATACAACATCAATAACAGGAACAACAGGAGGAACATTATCTACTAGTTTTACATTCAGTCCTAATGCATATTATGTAATAGGCGGCTCAATGATAACAGGAGGAACTTTTGTAGTTAATCATTCATCTAATGTACCATATCAATATGGTTCTAGATATGATGTTCTTTATCTTACTAATGATAATACCATTAATGTATTAGAAGGAGTTGCATCACCTTCAGTGACTGGTGCAATTTTACCTGATTATTTATTTAGCTTAACAAATACTATAATTGTTGGATATGTAAGAATAGTAAATTCTGGTTCAACAGCAACATTAACATATAATCCAATATCTATTGATTCTAGTGGATATATTGCAGTTGGAACTGTATCAGGTTATAAAACTGTTATAAGTGACGGTTTCGATACTCAAGCTTATATGAATATAGAATTTGAAGGTACATCTGGGCAAACAGGAATTTATAATAATTATAATTATATTAGAGAATCACAAGCATTTTATGAAATTTATGAAAATGTTAATACAAAAAGTGTTTTAATTCAACAAAACGTTGGCGATTTTATTGCTGGATTTAAAGACTCAGTATCATCAGTTTCTGCTACAGAAGCAACATCAAATCACAATGCAAATATTAAAATATATATTAATAGTAATGAACCTAGTAAATGTCATGATGGTAATGTATTCTTAATGTATTATACTGATGATGAATTTTTGTTACATGATAAAATTGTTGATACAACAACATTAATAACAAGATATGATGTTCTTGGTACATCAGGACAAACAGGAATTGTGTCACAATATTCTAAAATGTATTTGGATTATTATAATGGTGTTATTAATAATTATGATTATTTTTATGTTAATAATAATAGCGGATCAACCAAAATATACTTAGAAATGTTTATTGATCAAAATAATATATTAACAGTTAATTTCTTATCATCAATTAATCCATCTACATCATATTCTGTTTCCAATGCAAACTGGGTAAATGTTAATGAATATAATAATAGTTTAAATATATTTTCTAATAGAAGTAATTGGAAACAATCTGTTGAAATTTTAAAAACTGATGTTGATGATCTTACAATTTGCCAACAAATTTATATTGACAAAAATAGATATTCTGAAATAACAATAGGTAGTTTCTTAACAGCATATTATGATGAATCATATTGGGCAGCACCTAATGGTGAAGGCTATTTAGAAGGATCTGTTCCTAGAAAATTGACCAGAATTATTAATGTTAAAAATGATCCAACAAATGTTGATAGAAAAATAATTTATACTGATGCACCTATTAAAATTGATACATTTAATTTAAGTGGACAAACACAATCTTTACAAACATTTAGTTATTCTGAAATTGATGTGTATGTTGATGAGTATAAAGCTTTAGTTTTATCTTCATTTAAAGTACATGCAGATTCTATTCCTAATGGTACTGATGCAAGACAAAATTCAATACTTGATATTGTAGATATGAATACTAATCTTGGAAAAGCATTAGCAGATAAGAATAAAATTTCATGGAGATACCTTGTTGATTCATTTGGATTAGGACTTACTCCAGTTAATGGACTTGGTTCAAAACAACAACTTGTTGACCTTTGTGGATTGAAACTTAACTGTTTAGGTTTTATTAGTATGCCAAGTGCTAAAATATTTAGAGAATCAAATAATCCATCATTTGTGAATGCTGATTATACACTAAATTTAGAATTTGTGAAGGCAGGAGCTGATGATAGTAAAAATCCAGATTATTATTATCAATTTGCTCAACCAAATCAAGGAATTGACGGTAGAAGTTGTGTTGGATATTTCTTTCCATATATTAGAATATATGATAATGGTATACCAAAATGGGTCCCACCAGCAGCTTATGCAGCTACAACTTATATGCAGAAATTTACATCTAATGTTGCAGGTATGACTCCTTGGACAATATGTGCAGGAATAACAAATGGTAGAGTTCAAACCATCACTAAAACTGAAATGGACTTTAATAATACAGATCTTGAATCTTTACATGGAATGAATGCAAATCCAATTGTTTATAAATTGAATAACGGATATTGTATCAATGATGAAACATCAGCACAAGTATTTCCATATTCATCTCTTAGCTTCTTACATTCAAGAGAAGTTCTTATCGAACTTGAAAATAGAATGTATGATATGTTATTAGGATATCAATGGCAATTTAATACTGCAGAAATTAGAGCAGAAATTAAATATAGAGCTGATAAAATTTGTAAAGATATGCTAGATAATGATGCATTGTATGATTTCTGGAATGTTTGTGATGAAAGTAATAATAATGATTATGTTATTGATTTACAGATGGGTGTAATTGACACATATGTAGAATTGATAAAAGGAATGGGAATTATTGTTAATAATATTACAATAATGAAGAAAGGTGATATAAAATCAATGGGATTTCATTAATCAAATATAATAAATAAAAAAAAAGAGAAATAATTTAATTATTTCTCTTTTTTTTATAAACTTTATATTAAAAAATTTATTATTAGAGTAATAAAAACATACGTAGAGTTTATGAACAAAAATGAAAATGTAGAAGCAATAAAAAAAGAAAATGGTCCTTCTGGAAGAATGTACGCAGAGAAATACGTTAAAAATAATTATCCTGATATTTTTAATGATGTCATAGAATTTTGTAATGATAAATTGATAGATTTACCATTTAAAGAAAAAGTTTATCATTATGTTAATGATTTAAAAGAAATTATATATTGCTCAAATGAAAATTGTCATAATATAGTAAAATTTAAAAATTCAACATTGGGCTATAGTAAGCGTTGTTCAAATTCTTGTGTGAGTAGTGATCCTGAAATAAAGAAAGTCAAAGAAGAAAAATCATATGCCAAATACGGAACTAAAGCACCTGGTATGAATAAAGATATTAAAGAAAAAATGATAAAAACCAATCAAGAAAGATATGGTAGTAATAGTCCTTTGCAAAACGATGAAATACAAAAAAAATCTAAAGACACATTATTTAAAAATTATGGAGTTAATAATCCAAACAAATCTGAAGAAATAAAAAAATTAAGAATTGAGTCTTTCAAAAAAAGTAATTATAAAGAAAATTATACAAAAACTATGATGGCTCGTTATGGAGTAAAATATACTTTTCAGAATGAAGAATTTTTCAAAAAATCTAAAGATACATTATTTAAAAATTATGGAGTTAATAATCCATATGAAAATAAAGATATATTGAATAAATCTGTGAGTAATAGAAAAAATACAATTAAAAATAATAAAATATTGAATCAAGATAATAATATAATTGATGTTGATTATGACGCAAGAGAATATTTAATGAATTGTGATTCTGGAAAAAAACACACGTTTAAGATTAGTTTTGAATTATTTAAATCCAGAAAACAATTTGCAAATTACATGTGTACTGAATGTTTTCCAGAGCATTTTAATCAAACTTCAATGAGTGAATTCGAATTACTTAATTTTATAAAAGAAAATTATGATGATGAAATTATAGTAAATAGTAAGAAAATTATTTCTCCATATGAATTAGATATTTATTTACCAAAAATGAAACTTGCATTTGAATTTAATGGTATTTATTGGCACAGTGAAGTATATAAAACAAGTGATTATCATTTAAAAAAGACTGAATTATCAGAAAGTAAAGGAATAAAATTAATTCATGTTTATGAAGATGATTGGACAAATAAGAATCATATTATTAAATCAAGAATATTAAATTTATTGAATAAAAATGATAGTGTATTATATGCAAGAAAATGCGAAATTAAAGAAATTGCTGATAATATTTTATTGAAAGAATTTTTAGATAAAAATCATATACAAGGATTTATTGGCGCACAAATAAAAATAGGATTATTTTTTGAAAATGTTCTAGTTAGTTTAATGACATTTGGAAATCAAAGAAAAAATATGGGAATAAAAAGTCATGATGGCTCATATGAACTTTTAAGATTTTGCAACAAATTAAATACCAGTGTAGTTGGAGGAGCATCTAAATTATTTAAATATTTTTTAAAAACATATGAATATAATGAAATTGTTACATATGCAGATAGAAGTTGGAGTCAAGGTGATTTGTATTATAAATTAGGTTTTGAATTCGTTCATAAATCTAAATCTAATTATTATTATGTGATAGATGGTATACGTAAAAATAGATTCAATTTCAGAAAAGATATTCTTATAAAAGATGGATATGATAAAAACAAAACAGAACATGAAATAATGTTGGAAAGAAAAATATATAGAATATATGATTCTGGACAATTGAAATTTATTTGGAAAATAATTAATATCAATAAACATTAATTAAATATAAACATTAATTAAAAAAATTTAGAATATAGAAAAATAGTAGTATCTTTGTATATTCAAAAAAAAATTAATATATACAACAAAAACAAATAAAGATTATGAAAAAAATTAAAACATTTGAAGAACAACAGAATTATTTAGGTGTAGAAGATTATCGAAAAGAAATTGTAAAAAGTGATGGTATTAAAAAATCTATTTTTTTTAATGTTATTAAAAGTGGTAAGATTTCTGGTTTGACAGATGAAGAAATAGAAGAATTTAAAAAATTTATTTTATCTTTAGAAAAACATGATGCTATTATGATTTTATTAAAATTTATTGATAATAATATTAAAAATAATAGTATTGGATCTAATAATAAGATGAGCTTATTTTTATCAGATGATAGATTTTGTGAATTATATAATTATGCAATTGAAAGTTTTAATAAGTATAACTAATTTAAAAATCAAAAATATGAAAGTAACAACAGAAGATTGCATCAAATTAATAGTTGAACATTTAATTGAGAAAGAACACAACTTCACCAATGCTAAAGATTGGAAAAGGATTTCTAAATCAGGCACAGGTGATAATATCATCCGTAAGTTTCAAAACAAAGTTTCAAATAGAGAAATCTATGTCAGAGCAAGTGAATCTGAAATATTTGAAGTTAGTGATAAAGAGTTTGGAATGGTAACTAACTTTAAAAAATTCTCATCGTTAACTTCAGATTTGGAAAAAGATTTTCCATATAAAGAAGTTTTTGATTATGCTACTGTGTATTTAAAAGAAAAACCATCATATGGTGATTTATCTGGTAGTATTGATGATGATGAAATGAAAGAAGATGAATATAAAAAATTTGAAATTGAAAAAGGAACAAGAATAGGGTTTGGTGAACAAGATGGAACTGACAATCAAGGTGAATATAATGATGATTTTGTAATTAAAGGTGTCATAGATTTCACAAAAAAAGGATATTATTATAATTATGAAGAAAGATTTATATGTGATGGTATTATTACTTTTGAAGTTGAGAAAGGTAACGGTTATGTACCATCTCAAGAACCTGTTGATTTAATTGAAACTGATTATGATAATGGAGGTGGTGAAAAAATAAATAATAAATCTAAAATTAAAAAACTGGTTGGTTTGTATAAATTAAATGTTCTTTTGATTGGTGTATAAATAATTAAAAACAAATAAATAAACAAAAAGAGAAATAATTTAATTATTTCTCTCTTTTTTTATACATTGTATTTTTTTGTGTGTTTTTCTAATTCTAATTTTTCCTCCAATTCTCCTTTTTTATGATTGTATAAAGTGAAAGTTTGAGTTTTATTTATCTTTCTATTTGTTAAACCATACCATATATTATTCATATTAACTAATATATCGTATTCATAAACTGAAGAATATTCATCAACTAATTTAATGTCTTTACATCTTCCAGTTATATTTTTTGCTGTATATATATAATTATCATCTTCATCATAAATTCGATAACATTGAAATGTTATTATATTATTTAATATCATTTCTTTAAGTAAATCAAAAAAATCAATATCATATGTTAGACAATCATCCATCAATTCTTTAATTGATATCTCTGTATTTTTTAAGTCTTCAAAAGTTTTTATGTATCTCATAACAATATATATAAAAATAAAATTATTAAATTAATATATAATGATATGAAACATTTGAAAATATACGAAGACTATGAAGAATCAGATATTAAAATCGGAAATTATGTTGTACTTAATATAAAAAAAGAAGATATTATTTGGTACGGTCAGAGTAATGACAAAAAGAAAAAGATAGTAGAATTTACCAATAATACAATAGGAGAGATTGTTAATATAAAAGAAGGCTATTATGAAAAGGAGATAACAGTTAAATATAATGACATACCATTTGATATAGATTTCTATTTTGGTAAAGAGAAATCTATTGTTGTAAATTCAAAAGAAATTTTTGATGTTTCTGATGAAAAACAAGAATTAATAGATAGATATAATTTAAGACAAAATGCAAACAAATTTAATGTGTAAATATGAAGTTGAAAAGATTTAATGAAAGTATAGAAGATGATGATAATACCTACTTAGATATACTATATGATAAGATTAAAAATGATAAAAAAACCATTAATGATTTCGAATTTTACGTGGATAGTAGTTCAGGCTCTTTTGTATGGAGTTCTAATGATTTTGTGATATATGCCACTCCATATTGGGAAGATGGACAATTTCTTCCTATAAATGTAATTAACTTTGATGGAGATGAAATATACGATAAACAAATAAAAATGAAAATTCTTAATTCTCAAAAATCTATTGATGATACCATAAAATACTATTACGAAATAATAGATTCATTGACTTTAGATTTAAATAAAATTTCAGAATTGATAAAAGTATCAGAAATTATATTAAATAAATTACCAAATATAACTGTTGGTGATCTTACTGTGTCATCAGTTGATAATATAAAAACACTTTCAATTAACAAATCACTTGAAATATATGATTTCTTAATTGATAAATATCCTGAACTATTTATAATATCAAAATATAATGTATAAACCTATTATATATAAATATTTTTTTTTGATTTTTTTATTTGTATACTAAAAAATCAATATATAAGCAACTATTTAGGTAATTAAAAATATTTGTTTATTTTTTTGATTACAGTGTGTTAAATTTAATATATAGAACTGAATTATATATTTAATTTATAAAAAATAATCTAATAAAAAATGGGATTAGCACACTTTACAACAGTGGATACGGCAAGAGAAAAATGGGAGCCTATTCACAAAAATTTATATGAAGTAACAATTATTTTACCAACTGTTCTTCAGTCACTACATCCAAATGCAACTCACCTTCTTTTGGAAAATACTAAATCAGCAAAATTCCCAACTTATCCTGATTTGTCAACTGGTGTACAAAGATTCAAATACTCTACAAGAGCATTTGTTATGATGCCAGAAAAAACTCACATTGATGATTTATCTATCTCTTTTAATCTTAACCAAAATGACGACTATCAAATCTTTTGCTTCAAAATTCTAAAAGACTGGTACGATTTAGGTTGGAATAATGAAACTGGCACTCTTCATTATAAGAAAAATCTTGTTGGTGATATTATTATTCATGCACACGATAAAGAAGGTAAAGTTATTCGTAGGGTAACATACCATAACGCCATGATGAAAAGTTTCACTGGATTCGAAGAACTAAGCTGGGAAAGCTCAACTGATATCTTTGATTTGACTGCAAACTTTGTAGCCGACTACTGGGAAGATTTTTACTACTAAGTCATTAAAAATCAATGACTTACAACTTAAATATAAATAGTTTAAATTATTGAGAAGAAAAATTGAACAAAACCTGATTATTTTTATATATAAAGTATAAAATTAATCAGGTTTATTATGTTATATAAAAAATGTAGAGTTTGTGAAGACATCAAAGAAATTGATGAGTTTCACATGAAAAAAGGTTCACCAGATGGGCATAGAAATGAATGTAAAGAATGTGTTAAAGATATTCAAAAGAAATATAAAGAAGCGCCAGGGTTTAAAGAAAAAAGAAAATTATACGATGAGAATCGTTATACAGAAAATAGAGAAGCTATTTTAGAACACAAGAAAGATTATCATATTGAAAACAGAGAAAAGATTTTAGCTGATAAAAAGATTTACAGAAAAGAAAATAAAGATAGTATAAAAAAATATCTTGATAATTATAGAGAAGAACACAGAGAAGAAATGAGAGATTATGTTAAAAATAATCCAGATAAGAATTCAAAAAATCAAATAAAGTATAGAGAAAATAATCCTCACATTATTGCATGGAGATCAGTTTTACATTCTACAATAAAAAGATTTGGTACAATAAAAGAAGGACATACAATAGACATATTAGGATATTCTGCATTAGAATTTAAGATTAGCATTGAAAGTAAATTCACTACTAATATGAGTTGGAATAATTATGGTGATTGGCATATAGACCATATAAAAGGTGTGATAAATTTTTCAAGTGATTCTGACATAAGAGAGGTGTGTTCATTAAATAATTTGCAGCCTTTGTGGGCTACAACAAGAGAGATAGATGGTATTATTTATGAAGGAAATTTAAATAAATCAAAGTATATTTGAACAAAAAAAGAATCCATTAGGATTCTTTTTTTATTTCATGCTTGAAGATTTCATGAGGTGTTTTTATACACATGACAATTAATATTATTATAGTTAAATAATCTACAAATATTACATCACTTGATGTACATCCTGAAACACCACAAATTAATCCTACACAAAATGCCATCAATATTGGGATTAAAGATTTCCATTTCCATTCTTTTCTCCATGCGAATATTGTTAGAATAATTTCGATTATGCCCATATTTTTATTTTATATAATAAGATATAACATTAAAGTTTATATAATTTGATTTTTGGTTGATATTTATTTTATAGGGGGTACAGAATCATTTTATATATAATAGAAAATAATTAAATATATGAGTAATTTCAATGATAAGAAAGAAGAAGATGCATTATCTTATTTAGAAAATAATTTTATTAGTGATGATAAAGATGATGTAATTTCTATAAAAAAACCAGATATGTCATATTTGGATAATAATACGCCGTCAAATGAATACACTATGATTCCATTTGATATTTTACCATGTGGTATATTTTATAAAAATGGGACAAAACTTAGTATTAGAGCGGCTAGAGTTCAGGAAGTTCAAGCATATTCTGTGGTTGATGATAAAAATTATTTAGACATAACTGAAAAAATGAATCAGATATTAAGTTCTTGTGTAAGATTTTTTCATCCAAATGGTAAACAAGGTTCTTATAAAGATATTCGTGATGGTGATAGATTGTCATTGATTTTCATGATAAGGGAGTTGACATTTCCAGGAGGTAAGAATTTATCAAAAGAAGTAGTTTGCGGAAATTGTGGAAAAGAATTTAAGATGGAATTAAGAGCTACTAGTTCTGATACTGTTGAGAAATCTTTCGTTAATCATGATATGCCTGAAAAATTAAAGAAATTCTATGATCCAATTAACAAAGTTTTTGTTTTTAATATTGATGGAATTGATTATAATTTAGCGCCACCTACAATTGGTATACAAGAGATATTTTTTGGTGATATTAAAAATAAAATTCAGATTGAAAAAAATCCTAATGTAGCATTTTTGAAATTAGCTTCATTTTTATTGCATGATAGAAATAATATAACTGAAGATGGTATAAAAGTAAAAGAACAAGAATTTAAAAGGATGGATATGAAAAATTTTCAGATTTTAAATCAAGCTGTTAATAAGATGTTATTTGGTATAAAAGAGATGAAGAATCAATGTCCAGAATGTGGAATGGAGGTCCACACTGATATGAGCTTTCCCACAGGAGCCTCAAATATTTTCGTTATTCCAGATGCCTTTGATGACTATTTTGGACAATAAATTTGGATTTATGGATGCTGATCATATAGCACCTAGATATATAAATGAATTAGGTTGGTGGGAATATGAGGAATATGTAAAAAGATTAAATGCAAGAATTGAAAGAGATAATAAGCAGCAAAAAGAATCATCAAGTGATAATTCAGGAGCATCAAATTACTCAAATAAAATTCCTAACATGAATTCTGTAATGAATAATTTGGGTAGATATAAGCCATAAAATAAAATCACTATTTTTAATAGTGATTTTTTATATATAACATATGTTTAAAAAATTTAAAGATTATATATCAAATAATAGTACGGCTTCTTCTAATATCGAAGAATCTCAGGAAGAACTTAATTTTATGTTAAATAATTCAATTCGTACCTGTGATTATTGTGACTTCAACTATTCAATAAATAAAGGTGCTGATATTAATAATATTACTATTGGAGGAAAGGATAAAGATGACGATGATTATTATGTATCTCCTTTGATATTGTGCATTATATATGATAGAATAAAGATGTTTAAAAAACTCATTGATTTGAATGTTGATTTAATTAATGTTATATCTGATGATGATATTTATGATTATATTATGAAAATGATGACAGTTGATAATAGAAAAAATATCATAAAATACATTATTGAAAAACATCCAGATTTCATGAAAGATTATGAAATCAGGCAAAACTCAAAAAAGTATAATATTTAATAAAAATAGTTAATTTATTTAGTTAATTTATTTGATTTTAATTATTTATATATATACCAAAATCAAAAATTATAAATATGTCAAAAATAATGAATTTTCAAAAATTTTTAAGTGAAGCACTTGCAATGACATCCGATGAATTATCTGTTATTGATGACATGACAGATAATATTGATTGGAAAGAAGGAGATAAATTTGCATTTATAGATTTTAATGGTATAAAAGATATACCTATTAGTATTAGTAATAAAAAAAGTAGAAGAGATTTAATTGATATTAAGAATAAAAACTAAATGTAATTTATAATATTATATGGTGAAATTTGATGAGTATATAGTTGAATTCAAAAAATATCAAGAAAAAGAGGTAAAATCTCATAAACTTTCTGGTGTTGTTCTTATATGTAATAATAAGATATTATTAGTAAGACCAAAAAAATTCAAGAAAAAAGAGAAAAAGTGGTCTATTCCAAAGGGACATATTGAGGATGATATGAGCAAAATAAAAACAGCTATCACGGAATTAAGGGAAGAAGCTGGAATAAAGATCGCAAAGAAACAAATTAATTCTAGTGATAAATTTGTTATTGAGTATCAAAAATCTGGAGTTAATAAAAATTTAACTTGTTATGTGGTAGATATTGAATATATAGATATCAACATAAAATTAGTTAATGATATGATTTTGAAGAATTTTTTAAAAAATGAGATTGTAGAAGCTGGATTTTTTACAAAAAAAGCTGCTGAAGAACTTATAGAAGATAATCAATTAGATATACTAAAAATTTTAAAATAATATGGGTAAAGAAATCGCCTTTTTTGATCTGGATAATACACTTTGGTACATAAAGAGTGATATATGGTTAATTGATAAAAATAAACCATCTGTGCCTATATTAAAGATTTCTCCCATTGAATTTGCGTTAGTGAAAAGTGGAATTTATTCAAAGGATGAATTACCAGTTGATTATAACGGAGAAACATTTTGTATTTCTAAAGATATGTTGGAAAGAGTACAAAGAAAAAATAGAAATATTAGATTATCTAATTTAGGAATATCATATAGTGAATTTTTCAATGAAGATATTTTAAATGATAAAAATGTTATACTATTATTAGATAATGTGAAGCATCTTATTGGTAAAGATATCGAAATAGGAGTTTTGACAGCTAGAAGTGATAGAAAAAAACACTCAAATTTATTAAATAAATTAAGAACCAAATTAAATGAATATGGATTAGAAATAAGTAAAATTTATTTTGTGTCTGAATCAATTAGATCTACTGGCTTTATGGATAAAATTATTTATGATAAAAACAAAGTTCTATTGGAACATATGATAGGGTTGACAATTGAGGATAAACGTTTTGTTCCAATTAAAAAGGAAGCTTATGATAAAGTTTATTTTTATGACGATGTTAAGTCCAATTTTATGAATACTAATAATTTACAGGATTATTTTGATTTTTTGATACGAAATAGCGATGACGAGTGTATAGAATATATAACAAATAGAATAAAAAATAACAACATATCTTTAATAAATAATTTAGTGAGTAACAATACAGTTAATCCTTTCGAAACTAAATTAATAGAATTAAAAACACCTATTAAATATCCAATTAAAGTTTCTGGTGATAAGCTTACTGTCAAATTCGATAATTTTAAAAAAAATTAATCCCTTTTTATCTGAACTGAAGATATAGTAATTCTTCCTGTACCATCAGTCACTTTTACTGAATATTTTGATATTTCTGGAGACGAAATAACAAGAGTTCTATTAAAAAATGGAATATATGGGGTTAATGTTCTTGTGCCATCATCATAATCTAGATTTTGATCATTATATATTATGTTACCGTATGAATCAGTCCATTCATATGTGTAATTATAATCTCCTCCATTAGCATTCACACTAAGTATTGATGTTTGACCTATACTAATGTGATCAGGTGTTGCTATTGCAAAAGCTTTGAATTGTACATTATCTGATCTCTTTTTAATTTTACTAAACAATGCCAATATAATGGACAATACGCCAAATATGCTTGTTATAGAGGATGTTATAGTTTTTATAATTGCTAATATTCCTATTATTGTTGCTAATATTCCTGTCAAAACTGATATTGGTAATAAATATCCTACAAAATCAAATGCGCTTAAAAATGGAAATATTTCACCTATTTTAGATTGTAAATTTTTTATAGCGATTATCATAGATTTTACTGCTGTTAAAGCTGTTGGTATTCCAGCACCAAATGGTAAAATTACTAATGATGAGACTAATGATGATAGAGACAACGCAATTGTTTCAATGGTGTCAGCTATTAAATCTACAAATTCTCCTAATTTTATTCCTAACTGCTTTAATGAATCTTTTAATTCTTTTATCCATTTGTCAATTTGTTTTGATATCGGATGAGTTTCGCTTAAAGATGGATAATATTTATCATCAGTTGGTTTTGATACACAACTTGGATCTATTAAATCATTATCATATAATACATCATTTTTATAATACAATTTTCCATATATGAATAATTGAGCATTTTCTTCTGTCATTTCTGGTGTTGATATTAATAATATTTTTTTTGCTGTTTGTTTTTTAGTTAATAATAGAGGTTCAATTACATTCCATAGATTAGTAGTTATTTTAGATATAGGAGACAAACCTAATTCTTGAAGAGTGACAATATCTTCCTTTATTCCATCTATATTCTTTTTTAATTCATCAGTCCCTAATTTTACAATGTTTCCTGATGTAGCTCCTGATGTTGATATCAGAGCTGATTTTGATGTTGAAATATTTTTTTCTGTATTTATACCACTAATATTTGCTGTGTTTGTTGTAGTGTCTGAAAAACTTGTAAATGGATATAATATATTTGTACTATTAGAATAATATCCTTTTCCAGTTTCAATCCTAGCTTTAATTGAACGTATAGCTCCATCCTCACCTGAATAAGAAACTCCATTGATATATGGCTTAAAATAAGTAACAAATTGTTGAGTATCAATTACCTCACCATTATATCTTATTTCAACATAAATTGTACCATCTGATGTATAACTTTTAAATTCAAACATATTATTATTAATTTTTATTATATATAAAAATGTTAATGTTATATTTGAATTTCAAATATTAATATATAATAAAAAATAAAATTTTCACATGAGAAATCTATATTCAAAGACTGAATTTTTAAATATTAAAAATGATATAAATCCAATAAATGAAGGATTATTTAACTTTATAGGTAAACTATTTAGTAATATTTCAACTTACATAAAAAAAGTAAAAGGTGGACAAGAAATTCAAGACATATATAATAAATATTTAAAAAAAATTAATGATGATATTAAGAAAAAAGTACAAGTTGATTTGAACTTGACTGCTGAGGTACAAATAAATTCTACTACAAAAACAACTACTCCTACTACAACTATTGAACCTGTTGCTTCAAGTACAACCAATGATACTAAGCCTGCTGACACTGAAGTAAAAAAAGAAAGTAACACAGTAAGAGTACATTTGAAAAATAAAATAAATGAAGCTGATGTTGCAACAGCAGTTGACAAAGCAACAAATGCTGTAAATACAGTTAAAAACACAGTTAATCAAGCTAAGGAAGCAATCTCACCAGGCACAGAAGCAAAAGAAGCAGGTACCAATGTTAAAATGTCAATCTCTGCATTAAAAGGCAAAGCAAATCTAATTCAGCAAATAATTGATGCTGATGCTGAAGTTGCAAAAAATGAAATGAATAGAGTTTTGGCTAAATATGGTGGAGCAGAAAAAAATCCAAAATTGACTACTATAATAGCAAACAAAGTTGACGAATTTAAATTGGCATTTTTAAACGCCAAAATAAAAATATATGATGCTGGTGGAGACAAAACATCATCTCTTGCTGTTGCAAAAAATAGAGATGTATTATCTAAACAGTTAGATGAGAAATGGAAAAATTTATCGAAAGAGACTCCTGCTGATGCATCATCTGAGCAATCTACTGATTTTAAAATTGGTGATACCGTAAAATATCATTCAGATTCATTGAATAAAAACGTTGAAGAAAAAATAATTAAAGTAGAAGGAGATAAATTAACATTTAATGGAGCTAACGGAGAATTTACTAAAAATAAAAGTGAAGTAACTAAAAATAATACTACAGAAACTCCTGTTGAAAAACCTGTTGAAAAACCTTCTGAAAAACCTGTTGAAAAACCTGTTGAAAAACCTTCTGAACCAATAGTATTTAAAGAAGGAGATAGAATTAGTTGGACGCCAGAAGGGCAAGATAAAGAAATAATCAGAACTATAACTAAAGTAGAAGGAGATAAATTAACATTCAAAGAAGGAGATAAGACAGAAGGTAAAGATATGACTAAAAAATCAAGTGATGTTAAAAAAATAGAAGCAAAAACTGCTGCCTCTCAAGTTCAGCCTGCAAAATAAAAAGAAATGAAATGAATATAATAACATACTGTGAATATTTAACAGAAAATTCACAATCTTCTATATCTGAGTTCTTGAAATCTCAATATCATAAAATATTTCCTGAACCTACTGAGTCCCTAAATACATTATTCTCATCTTTCATTAAACGATTAGATATTGATAAAAATGTATCTGTTTTATATCAGAGTTATTTGAAAAATAGTCAATCACTTACTCAAAATGAGATAAATAATTCTAAAACTATTATTGATGTCGATAAAATATTAACTGAGAGTATTAAATATTTTTATTTTTCTTTAATTCCAATTGTTAATAGATTACAAACAGATGAATTTACTGTAAGTGAAATATTTAGTAGATCAAGAGACAAGAGATTGATGACATTAATGAGCTATTCAGAAGATAAATTTTCAAATGCTGTGTCCACCTATGCTTCTGCTGTTATTGAGGAAATTAAAACTTCAGCAAATATAACAACTGGTACTACAACACCAATAGCTAATACTACTGTTACAGAAGCTATAATATATAGAATAAATTATAAAATTGATAAAATACTAGAAGCTGATGATACTTCTACTATAACTAATTTGATAAATTATAAAAAAGCTGTTATAAATTGGATCAATATAACGTTGTATGATTTAATAAAACCTAAACTTCAATTATTAAGGCAGTTAGGCTTAAATACTAGCGATAGTGTAGATCAATTGGCGAATCAAATGAAAGGAACTACCAATGAAAATGCAAAAAAAATGATTCTTAATAAAATTTTTAATATGAATAAAGAAGAATTACAAGCATTGACTAATACATTAGGATTAACTAAAGAACAATTAGGAGATTTATAAAAATAATAAATAAAAATGGAAATACAAAAATTTGAAGCATATCAATATAGAGGCAAAAAATTAGATGTTATAAATAGAAAAGAATTTATAAATGAACTCAATGATGTTTTTACTTCTGAAATGTTTGGATATAATAATAATGGTACAACTTATCATCCTAATACAGAAACATTAGATATTTATTTACATGATGATAAAACAGGAGAAGATAAAACAATAAGATTGGATTTATCTGACATGGGAATAGAAATAGGACACACTGATTGGTATGATGAAGATGAACAAGAAGACGATGGAGACTTAGGTGTATTTGTACCAGAAAGAAATTTAGATTTGTCAATAACCAAAGCTTATAAGTCTCAAAAAAAGGATATGAATAAATTTAACATATAATATACCTGAAATATTTTGATATTTAAAAAGAATTTATTATCTTTGTGATCTAATATAAAACTATGAAGATAATAAATTTTTTGTTTTGTAAATCTGAACAAACTATGCATATAGTTAGTGATGATATTGATAATTGTGTTAAATATAAAGATAAATGGATTCAGCCTTATACAGAAGGAATTAAGAATAGAATAATTGATGATTCTAATAATTTAATTGACGAAGTTAATTTGAAATATAAAAAAAGAAACAAAAAAGAATTAATCAGTGAAATAACATTATGTTTAAATAGAATAGATATAAACTATGAAGAACATGGTATTAGTGATAAACAATATCAATTTGAATTTGATCATTTCATAAAATCTACAATATTAATGTATAAAAAAGAAGATAATAAATGAAAGTAAATAAAATTTATGATAATTTGATTAAGAAAATCGATTTTTCATATGAAGATATGAATGAATTCGAAGGTTGGAAATCATTATCAAATGCTAACTATTTTATGAGAGATTTTTATAATAGCAGTGATGATAATCGTAAAAACAATAATATACACTGTATCAAATTTGGTAGACTGAAAAATGTATTTGGAGAACCTAATTTTCAAGATAATTATAATGGCTCATTTTGGTGGATATTAGAATATAAGGGAGATAAATATTCTATAGATATTAATACACACGAAGGAAGTGGTGTTTGTAAATATATTACTGATGATATCAATGTTATGTATGATGATAAATTTAACAAAGATGCATCAGAATTTAGCGAACAATTATTTAAACAAATATAAATTAAAAATAATTCAATAAATATTTGGTAGTTTCAAAACTTTATATTACTTTTGTTCTATAAATAAAAAATAAATTGATTGATATAAAAAATGTGTAGTTGAACGTTACAGGAAAGTGTATCAAGATTAAGTAAATGAGTTAATGTCTTTCTATTGCTCTAAATAAATCTTAAAAAAAGTTCTTCATATCAATCAATTTTTAAAAATAGAAAAAAATGACATTTTTTATATAATATATAAGAAAGTAGAAAATAAATTAAACAAAAAATAGATTTTAATATATACAATATCATGAACAACATTAGTAGAAATATCACAGCGAACACAACAGCAACTACTCCCGTAACAGGAGGCAGACCAGTGGCGTATTTGGGTGATAACAATCTAAGTTGATATTTTTATAAAATATTTTAATAGTGTTAAAACCCAAAGATGATTATTCAACTTTGGGTTTTTCTTTTTTTATAATTAATTGGTCCTGTAGTGGCAGAATTTCCTAAATTCTATGTGCATAATGGAATGAAAAATGAGAGTTCGAATCTCTTCTGGATCACAAATGAGTTCTTTGAGTAAATAAATATAGTAGTATAGGAGTCAGGCTTATCTAGCTATCCTTGGACGATAGAGCACGTGAGTTCAAATCTCACCTACTATACAAATGGTCTTGTAATGGCGGAGTTTTCTAAACTCTATGTGCATAATGGAATGAAAAATGAGGGTTCGACCCCCTCCTGGACTACAATGAATATCAGGTGTATGTGGTAGTGTCTCGGGATCCGACACAAGAAAGTTCGACTCTTTCTCACCTGACAATAAATAGAGTAGTAGACCAATTGGCAGGTCGCTTCATTTGGGATGAAGACATTACTGCGGGTTCGATGCCCGTCTACTCTACTGATTATCAAGTAGTTATACTTGTGTTCTTTGAAATGATGATACAAAAATGGGGGCGCATGTACCATGGCTCGGCGATGAACACTTGCAATGTTCGTGTGGTGGATTCAATTTCCATCGTCTCCACAATTTTTAACGTTCAGTTCAAAATGACTTTTTTCCACTTTTTTATTTTTATATATAAAAATAAAAATAATTATGAAGTGTAAAAATTGTGGCAATGAAATAGCTGAAAATAGAACATATTGTTCTTTGAGTTGTAGAAATATTTATGTTAATAAAAATTTAAGAGATTATACAAAAGTAAAAGATACTGCTGATAAAAAAAGAAAAATTAAAGAAGATTTATATTATGTTAATCCTAAACATTGTAGACAATGTGACAATGTTATAAGTTTTGAAAATAAGAGATTAGACTTCTGCAACCATAGTTGTTCTGCTTCTTATACAAATAAGGGAAACAAAGGAAGAAAACATAATTTGAGTGATGATGGTAGAAAGGCTTTAATTGAATCTGCATATAAGAATTTTAATAATCCTGATATAATAAGAAAAGATTGTTTCTTAAAAGAAAAAGAATATTATTATGAAGAACCAAAGAAGTGTTTAAATTGTGAAAAAATATTAGAATTTAAAAAAAGAAATAATATTTTTTGTAATATTAATTGCAAAAAAGAATATTATAGTAAAAATTTAGAAGATTTTAAATTATATAAATCATTAACCAAATTTAAATTTCATTTAAAATATTATAGTGATGAGTTTGATTTTATTTTGATTGAGAATAATGGTTGGTATAAAGCTAAAAATAATGGAGATAATGTTGATGGTGTTAGTAGAGATCATATGATATCTGTAAAAGATGGATTTAGAAAATTGATAAATCCTTTGTTAATTTCTCATCCATCAAATTGTGAATTGATTATTAATAGAAAAAATCAAAGCAAATCTGACAAATGTTCTTTAACAATAGAAGAACTTTTAAATAGAGTAGAAATTTTTGAAATTAAATATGGTAAATATTATGAAAAAGATATCAAAACATATATAGATTTGAATGAGTTGAAAGATATTTATAATGAATATAAATATTGTAATTAAATGCGAATGTAGCACAATGGTAGTGCATCTGTTTACCAAGCAGAGGATGACAGTTCGATTCTGTTTATTCGCTCAATAAAAAATGCGATAGTCGCCTAGTGACCGATGGCGCTGGGTTGCCAATCCAGTAAGCGAAAGCACACCGTGAGTTTGAATCTCATCTATCGCTCAAATTTAAAAATTAATAAGTATGAAAGAGCTAAAAGCATAACTCCTACTCAAAAGAAGAGTAGGAAATATTCAGATTCATTCAATGAATCATTTAAATTTTATTTAGATTGTTACAGAAAAATTGGATTAGATTTTTCTGGTACATACAATCCAATTATAAAAAATGATATCAATGGTGATAGTTGCAAAGAGATTTTCAAAAAATTTGAAAATGGAGAATTCAAATTTAAAGAAATATTAACTAAACACCCAAATATAGTATTTGGTGTTATAAAAGGAAAGAAAAGTTGGGGATTACATGTTAAAATGTGGTCAGAAGGAATTTCAGAAGGTTCATTTAGAAAAATAGAAGTCCTTGAGGAATTTTATGAAAAAAATGTCATAATACCTGATTCTTTTATGAGAGAGTTTAATGAATCAGTAATAAGACACACTAAAAAGTATCTAGATAATTATAGAATAAATAAATAAATTAACAAGCGAGTGTCGCATAGCGGTCGATTGCACTAGCCTTCCAAGCTAGAAAGATAATATCACATCTGGGGTCCGACTCCCCATACTCGCTCATAATCAGATAGTTATAATAATTATAACTTAGATATTTTAGATTTGGCCCTGTGGCGTAACGGAAGCGTATGACTATTACAAGGTTTGGGAGATGGTTCGATTCCATCTGGGGCTACTTTTTTTGAATATAGGATTTTAACTCAGTTGGTTCAGAGTATTTGTTTAACAAGCAAAAAGTCATTGGTTCGATTCCAATAAGTCCTACAATAATGCCGATGTAGCTCAGTGATAGAGCGCCACCTTAGTAACGTGGATGTCGTGAGTTTAATCCTCACCCTTGGCTCAATAAAACGGGATGCGATCCATAGTGAGAGGTTACTGGTATTGGACACCAGGTTATTGCAAGTTCGAGTCTTGTCATTCCGACAATAAAAATGCTTTAGTAGTTCAATTGGTAGAACGTTACCCTTGTAAGGTAAATGTTGAGGGCTCAAGTCCTTTTTAAAGCTCAAATAATGCACAATTCGCATAGTGGCTATTGCTCTGGCTTTGTAACCCAGCATCCGAAAGGATATCATCAGTTCGAGTCTGATATTGTGCTCAATTAAATAAACTTTTATAAAAATTATATCTATATTTATTATAAATAATTTGGTATTATGAGAATAAATAATTACTTTTATAACATAACACAATGAAAAATTATGCCTTCATAGTTAAAGGGATATAACCAAAAATTTCTAATTTTTAATTCCTGGTTCGAGTCCAGGTGAGGGTACAAAAAATCAAGAATCTATTTAGGTTCTTGATTTTTTATATAAAAAATAATAATGTAATATTGTTTAAATGTGATAAGTGTAATATAGATTTTAATAGTAAGATTGGTTTATCAAATCATATGAGATTTCATATAAATTTTGATGATGATACTATAAACTCTATTATTGATGATTATTCTAATAATAACTTCACATATAGAGAGCTTATAGTTAAATATAAAGTTACTAATACTTCATTAGCTAAAATATTAAAAGCTGAAAATGTTAATATTACTGATAAAAAGAAAAAAAGAGGTACATGTTTTAAAAAACATACTGAAGAGACTAAGAAAAAAATATCAAAACTTAGAACAGAATGGTTGATAAATAATCCTGATAAACATGTATGGAAGAGAAATACTAAATTTATATCACAGCCATGCGAACACTTAAAAACTATTTTTGAAGAAAATAATATAAAATTCTTGCCTGAGTTTCCATATAATGAAGAAGAATTTGTTAAATATAGTAATTTATTTACAAAATATAGAAACTATTCTATTGATATATCATTTCCAGAAAAAAGAATAGGTGTTGAAATTAATGGCAATCAACATTATAATTCAGATAAAACATTAAAACCACATTATCAGGAAAAACATGACTATTTTATAAAAAATGATTGGAAAATATATGAAATATACTATTTGAAAGTTTATGATAGTGATTTTGTGTCCAATCTTATTGAAATAATAAAAAATGATAATGTTGGTGAATTTAATTATGATTTTGAATTAAGAACAAAAAATAAAACAATTTATTATTGTGATAATTGTCATGACAATAAAGTTTATAGAAAAGGTAATATTTGTCCAGATTGTTCACATTTAAAGCAAAGAAAAGTAAAAAATAGACCAAAAAAAGAGGAACTAAAAAAATTAATTAATGAACATGGATTAGAAGGTGTTGGTAGAATATATAATGTTTCTGGTAATGCTGTTAAAAAATGGATAAAATAATTTTATAGTAATATTTTTACAAATTAAATTTATTTCCAGCCTGCAATAATTCGAATTTTTCTGAAAATTCGAATGTTTCCACTTCATATTCTTCGTAATTAAATTCTACAGGTTCCAGATAATATTTACCATTCCAATAATTCAGCACATCTTCATAATCTATCATATCTTTGCAATCATAATTTTCATTATGTGATTTATCATAATCGTGTATGAATGTTATCGAATATTTTATGCAACTTTCTTCACTATCAAACAATTTTACTTTCACTGTATCTTCATCAAAATTTTGTATAGTATATACAAAATATTTTTGACTATTATTTTCGAATAATTTGATATGTTTCATATATTGAATTTTTTTGTGTTTATATAGAAATCAAACTCTATTTCAATTTCTTTGATAATATTATCTAATATAGACAAATCATTTTTGTCTATTATTTTTATATCGTGAACATTTGATCTATCCCAATAAATGTAAGCATCTATTGTTTCATACTTATTAAGTGCTGATGTTATAATATCATAAATATCATTATTTTTGCTTTTAAAATCATCATAATTTCTTCTTTCCAAGATCACACATAGTTCCAATCCTTCTGATCTGTGATATGTTAATAATCTTATTTTGAATAAATCTGTATATTTATATCTATATGATATAGTAATTTCATTAGAATCATCAAAATATATTTTAACTGATGATCCTTTGAAGTCATCTAATTCTTTTAGTCTAAATAGAATATCTTTTAATTTTTCTGAAAAATCTTTAAATATATTATTTTTGACTTTTGAACTATCATGTTTTAATAATGTTTCAAACTGTTTGATATATTTCATATGTTATATATTAAAATTTTTTGTTGTTATTTTTTTATATATAAGATATGGAATATATAAAAGAATACAACAAATACAATGAGGATTTAATCATTGAAAAATTAGACATTAAATCTCTATTAGACACATTTAAATCTTTGGATAGTAGAAAGGTTGCAACCTTTCTTGTTGGTAGCTTATTAACAGTTATGTCTGTAACACAGACTATAAATTATATAAGCAGTTTGAATGTAAATTCAGCTCAGAAAGCAGTATTAATACAAACTGTCGATAAATTTAAAGATCCATTGAGTTTTGGTGTAAGTAGATTGGCTTATGAACACATAATGAGTCATGAAAAATTGAAATTAAAAGCTTATACTATTAATGACGGAAAAGTCACAGTAGGATATGGGCATGCAGAACCAATTAAAAAATCAAAATTTAAAATAGGTCAACAAATAACGCCAGAAAAAGCAAATGAATTATTAAAGCAAGATGTTAAAGTTGCATATGATGGAGTTAGACGTATATTTGAAGAATGGCACAAAAAGGGAATAAATATAAAATTGACACAAAATCAATTCGATGTTTTGGTATCTTTAGCATTTAACATGGGAATTGATGGATTAAGAACATCAGAATTTATTCAAGCATTAAAAAATAAAGATATTAAGAATGCATCTGAATTAATAAAAACAACTGGATTAAGAGACGGATTTGCAGGACTAGTTGATAGAAGAGAAGAAGAATATAACATATTTATATCATAAAAAAAGAGATTCAAATGAATCTCTTTTTTTTATTTAAGTCCTTTAAGAACATCTATTTGTTCAGTTAACCATTTCATATCAAAGTTTTGATAAACATTCAATTTAACATGTTCTAATGCAAGTATTCTTTCATCAAGTCTATTATTTTCAATTAAACTTTTGATTTTTTCAACTAATTCTTCTTTGCCATTGATGGTAATATCTTTGTCAATTGAATCATCATTGGTAATTTTAATAGAAATTGATTCATCTATTAAATCATAGATTTGATTTCTCAAAATATCTTTTGATTCATACTTTTTTTCAACTACTTCTTCTATTTTACTAAATTTAATCATATTTATTTTATTTATTTTTTATTTGTAAGTATACCCTGATCTATTAGCCCAAACAAGTCCAGAAACTTGAATATATGTAACATCATTCACCATGATAGCAGGATATGTATTAGATAGAGTAGTTCCTGTTATATATGGATATTCATATCTCAATACGCTATCCACAGTTGACATTTTTTTAATTGACCATATAGGATCTGTGTCTTGAGTACCTGGTGTAGCATAACCATAATATACTGTTGCTCCACTTCCAGTTGCAGGATCAACTCTTAAAAGTTCCATTGCCATAATAATTTATATTTTTCTTTTATATATAAAAAAACACATTTCATATTTTATGTATATATAAAAAAAACTTGTAATAAATTACAAGTTTTTTATTGGTGGAGATGTCGATATCCGAGAATCGAGTCCAATATTGCCTTTCAGCTTCGTCTACAAGTTTAGTTCATTTTTTCTAAAATAAACAAAAATACATAATTTTTAAGTGGTCATCATTAAATCCACCAAACATTTTTACACCTTAAAATAGTTTGCTAACAAGGTTTCTGATTTTAGTCTGTTTAGGCTACTAAAACTTCATTACCAACAACAGCTTCAGAAACTGCGAAAGTGGAATTAGAAGTTAAAATATGCGTATGTGCGTTGCCATTTAAATTTTACCCATTAATTTATTAATCGCTAACTTAGATAATGCGATACTTGCTGATAACCTTATTCTACATTACTGTCAAAACCGTTCATCCCCTTTTGTTCTTTATATAGTATTTAAAAATTATAAAGTTTTTCTATTTTTAATAATTTAACCTTTCTGACATCATTATTAAGATATTTTTTAATTTCATTCATAATTTCCAATGTATAGTTATCAAATATTTTATTTTTTAATGCACTATCAATCTCTAAGAATAAGTGTTCTAATTTTGAATTATCATTAATATCAATAGATATAAACTTAAGTGCCAGTTCTCTTATACATGATGCTTGACTATAATATTGACTACTTACATAATACATTTTTATAAATTCAAGTTTATTGATTAGAGTTTGTTTTCTACATATTGTTTTCATTTTACAAATATACAATAATTAATTTGATTTATCAAAAAACATTAGTTTTTATGTAATAAAGTTTCATCATAATTTTCACTATCTAAAAAATTTTCAATTATACTATTTATATAATCTTTATTTTTTTCGTATCTTGGTAAAACGTCAATAGAGTTATTTACATTTTTTCTAAAAAAAATATCTCCTTTATTTAAATCTATCATTTCAATTGCATATAATGAAATAATATTATCTTTTTTTTCTACGCTAAATTTTTCAATCATACTATTATTCCGTTATTTTTGAACTTATATCATTTTTAATTTCATCTGTTGTTATATTTGGATATTTTTCTTTTATAGATAAATACAATCTATCTCTATCATCTTTCAATTTTTCAATTTTTTCATAATAAGGTTGTATTATACTTTGAATTGATTTTATTTCTCTTTCCAAATATATCAATTTTTCATTTAGTTCCATTGTTTTTCTAATATCATTTTCATCAGAATAAACTATAATTTTCATTTCATCTTGAATTTTTTGAAACATTTCTTTTTTCTTCATTATTATTGGCTCTTGTTCTGCAATTTCCTTTAAGTTCTGAAGATAATAGTTTCTTATCCTTACAGCTTCATCAATATATTGTTCTGCTATCATTTTTCCGAATTTCTTTTTTCTATTAAATATGAAACATATTCATCATCAGTCATTGACTCAGTTAATTTATACTCATCTTCTGTATTAGAAATATCAGAAGAGAAATTATTTTCTATTTCATATTTTATTTTATACCACTCATCAATGTCAAAATCAACATCTTCAATTCTATCATTTAATCCATATTCTTTATATTTTGAAATTAAATATCCAACATCAACAGTTTTACCTATTGTACCAGAAAAATAATCAATCAAAAAACTCGATATAGTAGAGAAATCGTCTAATTCTATAGCTCTATCTATATAATAATCAGAAAGATATCCAGCCATTTTGATGATCTTCATTTCATATTCTTTTAATTTCCTAGCTGAATCTAATTTTTTGTTAGTTTTTGTCATTTAGTGTAATTTATTTTTTAAGTTCGTCCTCAATAATTGTTTTTAATTGATTATATATCTCATCTTTCAATTTAGTTGGATATTTTAATATTTTTTCTGATATTAAATTTGCATAATATTCAACAGCATCAGCTTCTACATTTTCTTGAATCATTCCAATAAAACTTGGATTAGGAATTAGTTCTTCTATTGGAATTATCAATTTTACAGAATAATTACTTTTGAACATTTTAAACATCATTTTAAGAGGATCAACTTTTGGTTCCTCATTTTTAACTATAATTTGTTTATCACCATTTACTAATTTTTCATCTTCATCATCCCAATTTCTTTCTTGTATACTTGGTATATCAGCTCCTGGCATATTTTTTCTCCATTCTTCTAGCATAGCTTTCTTTTCTTGTGCTGATAAAACGACAGATCCTTCTACTTGTTCCTGTTTAACAGAAGATTGAGACATTGAATTATCAGAAAGAGTTACAGGTTTTTCAATAAATTTAACTTGTGCTCCAGCATTTGGAGAGTCCTGTATTTTACTAGTGTCAATATTTTTAAGTTGTTGAGCCATATTTACTAACGGATCACTTGATGGTGCTTGAAAAAAAGTATCAGGATTAATTGATTCTTCTACCATATCATATTTTTTTGCTAGTATATCCTTTTTTATACTAACATTATCACTCATTACATAGAAATTGACATCTTCTTTAATGATGTTAACTCTTTCTCCTGTTTGTTTATTCACGAAAACACTATTTGTCATAAAAATTATTTATTTTTTATTATATATAATGAATTATAGTACCGATTAAAAAAAAGTTTTAAACAAATAATGAAATATTTAAAAACATTTGAAGAAGGAATATACAGCAGCAGAGAAAAAATGTATGTTGATGCTTATGGTAAAATACACAGAAATCTTAAAAAAATATTGTGTATTGATAATCATATTGGAGAGTTAGAAGATACATATAAATTAACAATAGGGCAAGTTTACAATATAAGAATAAAGGAGTTACATACTATATCAGTTATTGACGATAACGGAACTGAACTGTTTTTTAATCCTTCAGAAATTTCTAAGAATTTCTCAACTTCTCAAAGTTTAGAAGAATATGAAATAAAAAAAAATACTGAAAAATTTAATTTATGAAATATATAAAAAAATTTAAGAATAATAAAGAATCTGATTATGTTGGTAAGTTTTGTGTTACACAAACAGAAGATGACAATGATGTAAAAATGTCAATATTGCAATGTAATCGTGTAGACTTTCCTATCAAATCTGATATTAATGTGTTTGTATCATTTGAATGTTTTGATATAGATAATAATAATATTTCTTATCCAGTAGGTGATAATGAATCATTATCAATAGAAGATTTTAACAAAATTAATTTTATGAACGCAACTGAATTTTATAATAGTTATAAAGATATATGTGAGAAACTATATTATAAAATTATTGAAGATTTAAAAAATGTAGAACTAGAATATTGGCGTCGTATGATTTTAAAAAATTACAAAAAAGAATTAGATAAAATACCTGAGTTTAAATTTTTTGTTGATTCTGATAAATTCAATATATAATTTTTATATATACGACATAGAAAAAAAATCAAAAAATGATAAGTAAGGAACTCAGATATTCTGAATTGAAATATAATGGTGAAATTTTTACTGAACAGTGGAAAATTGATGAGATTTTAATTGATAATAAATTCAATTGGATGGTTAATGCTGAAATAAAAAATGCTAGACTAGAAATTTTTCAAAATACATTAGTTTGGAATGCTGGTATTTGGTATAATGGAGATTGGTATTTTGGTGTTTGGAGAGATGGTGAGTGGAGATATGGAAATTGGCAAAACGGTGTGTGGTACAATGGAGTATGGAGAAATGGTACATTTAAATCAGGTATTATTTATAAAGGTAATTTTTTCAAAGGAAAAATAGATGGAGGAGAAATAAGAGGAGGAAATTTTATTGATGTTGAAATATCTCCAAATGTAGTTGAATATACTGGAGAAGAATATCAAGTAAAAAAACAAGAAGAGCAATCTCAGTCTAATACTCAAGTTGTAACAGCACAAGCTCAACCTAATACACAAGCTCAACCTAATGCGCCAGATAAAGTCAAAGTTCACAGTTCACAATCAGAAGTGAATCAAGTGATTCAACCAAAAAAAGAAAATGTAAAATATAATATGTATAGAATGAAAAATTTCGAATCATTCTCAAAAAAATAATTAAACCCAATGGATAAAAAAACTTTAAATTTTGATGATTTCATAACAGAGAAACATCATGACAGTGACGACAGTATTGATACAATCACAATGGATGTACCATTGTTCATTCGTATGTTGGAATTTGCAAAGGAAGACGCTAAAACTGATATGGATTTACATAAAGCAACAGAAATAGCACTTAAAATATCAAAAAAAGAAGGTAAATTGTCTATGGATAATTACTATAAAATTGTAAGTGAGTGCGGACAAGGCGAATGTGAAGAAGATGATAAGAAAGATGATAAGAAAGATGATAAGAAAGATGATAAGAAAGAAGATAAAAAAGAAGATAAAAAAGAAGATAAAAAAGAAGATAAAAAAGAAGATAAAAAAGAAGACAAAAAATGAAAAAAACTTTAAATTTTGATGATTTTCTAAATGAAACATTATCGACTATACCAGGTTCAAAAAATTCATCATCAGATAAACAGATTCTAAGAGCTGCAATTTTATCTGAGTTAGATACTATCAATTTATATGAGCAATTGGCTGACGAAGCTAACGATAGCAAAATTAAAGATATTTTGTTAGATGTAGCTAGAGAAGAAAAAACTCACATTGGAGAATTTCAAGCTTTACTTAAAGAAATTGATGAGGAATATGCAGAAGAATTAAAAAATGGTAAAAGAGAAGTAGAAAAAGAAGATAAAAACAAATAATAACATGAAAAGAACAAAAGATTTCGATACATTCACTGAATCAGTAGGAGATTTAGAAGATAGCTTCGTTAAAATTAATATAGATGAAACTGAATTAGAAGTTTCGGATAGACCAAAAGTAGGTAAATTAAATCAAATACCTGGTACAATAATAATTGAAACTCCAAGTAAGACTGATGAATATAATGCTAAAATGAGATTAGGAGGAGAAGTTATTGTTGATCCTAAATTTCCTGAAAAATCTATACACCACGTCAAAAAATTTAATGATTTTCATTAATAGAACCATGTAAATGATATATATAACATCATGGGATATATTTATTTATTAGAATCATCTAACGACGATGGTACAATTTACAAAATTGGTTATACAAAAAATTCAGTTCAAAAAAGAATTGACTCATTACAAACAGGAAATCCTTATTTGATAAAGGAATTGTGCTGTTATAAAACTAAGTACAATCAAAGATTAGAAAAAAGTCTACACAACTTCTATTCTCATTGTAGATTAACTGGTGAATGGTTCTCATTATCTCTAAATGACATAACTAATTTCATAACTTTATGCGATAAATTAGAAAATAACTTTGATAATTTAAAAAATAATCATTTTATTTCAAAAATGTTTTGATATATCAAATATTAATACTATCTTTGTACTCAATAATAAACAAAACATGTTTTTAAACATATAACACTCAAATCATATTCTTCCTTAGCTCAGTCGGTAGAGCATTGCACTGTTAATGCAAGTGTCCTTGGTTCAAGCCCAAGAGGGAGAGCAAAAAAAATAGTCAAGAGGTTAATAGCGAATAACTCTCATTTTCAATTTTAATTATTTATATATACAATAAAATATCATATGCACAAATGCGAAAAGTGTGAAAAAGAATTTAAAACACATCAAGGATTATGTAATCATATGAGTTGGCATAATAATCCAAACAGAAAATTTAATTTGTCTATATACAATGAACAATTAAAAACTGAATGCAATGACACTTCATATGATTGTACAATTTGTGATAAGAAATTCAAATCTAAACAGGCACTAAATTCTCACATAGGTTGGCACAATAATCCAAGTAGAAAAATTAATACTATAGACAATTTAGAAATATATAGAAATTCAATTAGAAATGGTGAAATAACAGGAGAAAATCAGCACACAAAAGCTAAGAAAATAGGAGAGATTATAATTGTTTCAGAAGAAACAAGAAAAAAAATTTCAAATAAAAATAAAAATAGAATAGTTTCGGATGATACAAGATTAAAAACCTCAAAATCTATGAAATTGGCAGTTTTAAAATATCCTGAAAGCTATTCAATAAATAATGTAAGTGGCAGAGTAAAAACATTGGAATATAATGGAACTAAATTAAAGGGCAAATGGGAATTATTAGTAGCCAAATATTTAGATGACAATAACATAAAATGGACAAATAAAATAAACGGTATTTCATATATATGGCAAGAGTCTGAACATTTATATTTTCCAGATTTTTATTTAACTGATTATAATATGTATGTAGAAGTTAAAGGTTATCAAAGAGATAGAGATTTATATAAATGGAAAGTTGTTGACAATTTAATATTAATTAAAAAAAATGAAATAAATAACATAAACAAAAACAAATATAATATATTTGAATATTTAAAATAATGATTAACGGACCTATAACTCAATTGGTCAGAGTATCTGACTCATAATCAGAAGGTTATCAGTTCAAGGCTGGTTAGGTCCACAACCATAAATAGTTATGGTTATAATAAATAAATAAATAAAGATGAAAAAAGTAATTTTATTGATTGCAGTTATTTCTGCATTGACATTTGCTTCTTGCACACCAAAAAGTGCAAACTCTACATCTACTGGTAATGATTCAGTTACAACTGTAGATACAGTTAGTGTTGATTCGGTATCAGTTGATACTACAGTAGCAAAGTAACAAACTGTAATTAGCTTGTAAAAAATAAAATCTGTATTTTTAATGCAGATTTTTTTATTTATATAAACTTATGCTCATATATATACTATGCATTAATAACTCAGTTATTGAATATATAGGAGAAAAATATATATGAGTACAACAATAGCATTTATTTTAGGAATAATGTTGGTTATATTTCTTGCAGCGATTGTAATGGGATTAATTGCATTTTTTAAGGTAATAAAATTAAACAAGAAAGTAGTTGAATTAGAAACATCAACAGCGAATAATATTGAAGAAGTATACAACAATATTACAATACAATCAAATGATTTTGGTAACATAGTTTCTAATTTACAAAAATCTTTAGATAACAATTTAAATGAAATTCAACAAAGTATTTCAAATAATGATGAACAATGTAATAGAATGATGAATAATTCAGTTGATGATATTCACAGAACTACTGATTCAAGATTTAATAAATTTGAAAATAAAGTTGATAGTTTAAATAATGGCATTCTTAATGAAATGAATTTAAGATTTAATGAATTTGATAAAAGAATAACTAATCAAAACACAGAGATTTATAGAACTATTGATTTTAATAGAAATGAATTTGATAAAAAAACAAAAGAATCTACATTAGGTTCAAAAGGTGTATAACCTTTATAAAAATTAATAAAATTCAATAACTGAGAATAAAAAAGCCATCAATTAAAAATTGATGGCTTTTTTTGTTTTTTATATTTTTTATAATAATTGATTTTTTTATTTCTATTTTTTAAAAATGTTAAATATATAGGAATTTTTTGATATTTATTTCTTGATATGCCAAATTTTTCAATAATATCAGAAAATATACACTTATTCATTTCTTTTGAGATTTCTGAACTAAGCTGGCAACTCATCATATCTGAAATATCAACAGTGGTTGATTTATCAATTATGTTTTTTAAATTTTTATATAATTTTACATTATCAATAGATAATATTTTTAATTTGCGTATAATCTTATCAGTAGTAGAATAAAATATTCTCGGTTCATCCTTAAAATATATACTAAAATGACTTTCTATAAATCTAATTTCTGACTTTGATTTAGATTTATATTCATATAAAATATTCATTATTTTTCCAATTCTTTTCCAATTATATCAACTAATATATTCATATCAATTAATAATTTTTCATATTTTTCATTAATTTCAGTCAAATCATTAAAATTTTCAGATTTGCTATTATATTCACCATCTATCAAATCTTCTGAATTATAAATTACGTTTTGTAATTCTGATAATATTTGTTTTCTTTCTGTCATAATATTTATTTTAAGCCTGTTGATGAGAATCCTCCTTCTCCACGTACTGTTTTTTCTAGAGCTTCCACTTCATTCCACTTATCACACTTCTCGAAGTTATTAATAACCATTTGAGCTATTCTATCACCACTACTAATTGTGAAATCATCTTTTGATAAATTTACAAGCAATATACAAATTTCGCCTATGTAGTCAGCATCAATTGTACCAGGTGTGTTAATAATAGTAATACCGAATTTAATAGCCAATCCACTTCTTGGTCTAATTTGAGCTTCATATCCTTCTGGCAATTTAATGAATAGTCCAGTTGGTATCATTTTTCTTTCAAGAGAACCTAATACAATATCATTTGGTATAAAAGCTCTTAAATCCATTCCTGCTGCTAATATGGACTCATATTTTGGTAATTCGTTATCTGATTTATTTATAATATCTATTTTCATTTATTTATAATTTTTTATTTTTTTTAATTTATTTTTTCTATTGTATTCATAATCATATTTGAAATTTACGCAACTAGTTATTACCATATTATCATTGTGATATATTAAATAATAATCATCTTCAAGTATAAGTTGGCATTCATCAAAAAAACTAATATCTGAACCTTTTTCGTAAATGGACATTATTTTATATCTTCTATCTATTTTACATTGTCCTCTTATAGTTTTTGTTGCAATAATATAATCACCTTTAATCATTAATTTCTCTTAATCTTTTTAGTTTTGATTTTCTTATCAATTTTTTATTATTGATATAATAAAAAATTGATTCTGTTTTTATGACGTTGTTAATCATATCATCAAAATCATATCTTAATGCACACATATCTTGAAGAAATTCAGCAGAAATTTTAAATGAATAAGAAAATTCACAGCCATTTATTGATACATCTATTGATTTATAACCAGAATATGAATATTCTTCGTGATCATGATTTTTCAACAATTTAAAATTGAAATCATCTTCAGTAAGATTTAAGCTTTCTAATGTTACAATTTCTCTATACATTTTAATTTCATTTTTCTAATAGTTTGATTTGATAGTAAAGTACCATGTAATATCAATTCTCTAACTTGAATAGTAGTTATTGTAATATTGTTCAATTCAAATTCTTTTATGAATTTTTTCTTTCTTATCTCTACATATTTTAGTATATTATATTCATAATGAAGTTCATAATAAACATCAAATATACTAACATATGAAATATTGTAATTTTTTCTATACTGCCAATCGTATTCTTTATTATTAACAACAATTTTTCTAAAACATTTCTTCATTTATTATTTTTAATTTAATCATTCTTTCGATTTTATTTTTATTGCCTTGATGAAGAATATTTACTAATCCCCAAACATAGTTATTACAAAATAATAATGTTAATTCTGCTTGAGAATCAAGATTTGATAAATAATTATGTGCAATAGTAATAAATTGTGAACTATATGTTATAAATTCTTTTGTTATATTTTCAACATTGATCATTCTAATAAGTAAATTAAAATACTCATCGATAAAAGGATTGTCTCTTTTTACTATTTCTCTAACTACACAAGTAACTATAGGAGCAATACATTGTAATGCAACATCTTCTGTATTGTCGATATCAACATCATTTTTATATGTTATTTTATCTAGATAATACTTGATGTATTTTTTTTCATTTTCTGGATATTTTGTCAATTGACAATCCAGATATATTTCATATTCTTTTCTCATATTTATGAATTCCAGTAATCTTCAGGTTCAACATTTTCTTCATTTTTTGATTCAACAATTTCTATTTTTTTGATTTCTGGTTTTTCTGTAACTTCTGCAACTTCTGTAATAGTTTTTTCATCAATTATCATATCATCAGATATTACTTCTGATTCAGGAACAATAATATGTCCAACTGGAAATTTTATAAACGTTTTTGGATCATAATTCAAAATTAGTAATTCTGTACCTTTTGTTTCTTTTGTTTCTGAAAAACTTGCAGATGAACGAAAGAAGTCTTTTTGTAACCAAACATACTCATTTTTAGGCATCATATACTCGAGTTCATCAAAGTAATAATATGAAAGTGCCCAACGTGATTTTGTTGTTTTTAATAGTTCTAATAGCTTAGTGTGGTCTGATTGTCCAAATTCATCTTTGGTTCCGTACCAACCAGACCTTGCATCATCATTAGAGCCTTTTTTCTCTACTGTGTTATAAGGTGGATCTAAATATATGAATGTATCTTCTGAATCATATTTTTTTATTACTTGTTCAAAATCAATAGTTTCAAAAGATGTAATATTTATTAACTTTTTTTGTAGTTCAACATTTTTTAATTTGTTAAGATATGTTTTCAATTTAAATCCACTGAATCCTGCTGCTGTATAAGAACAACTCGAAAATGCAGATGTCAAAAGAAAAGCATATTGTGATGCTCTTTTCATATCTGGAATATTAAATTCTTCATTTCTAAAATTTGATTTCTTCAATGAATAATATAATTCTTTATAATGAGTTTTAATCAGTTCTGCTTCAGTTTCTTTGCAATATAAGCAGCCATTTATATCATCAATTTCATTTTTTAAATAGTCATGAAAAACTTCATAATCTTTTGAGCAGCAAACCAAATTTGCTTGGTCTCTGTTGATGTCATTGTATCTGACTATTGAATTTGGTACAATATCTAAGAAAAAATATACTCCGAAACTACCTGAAAATGGCTCTAAATAATTTTTATAATCATTAGGTATATATGGTTTAATAAAAGTCTCGAATCTGTTTTTTCCTCCAAAATATGAGTGTAGTGCTGGTGTTTTTGCCATGTTATAATTTATTTTTATTTATTTAGTAGATTTTTTATCCTTTGTTTAATATTATTATTCAAAAATAATAACCAAGTTAAATATCACTACTAATATAAATTATATAACAAAAAACAAAAAAAGCTGATTAAATATCAGCTTTTTTGTTAAGATTTTCTAGTTTTTTCTTTCTAGTGAAAATATTGATATATCTTTGATGCTCTTGTGAACCATACCATTCATTAAATGATAATTTATCAAAATCTATGACATAAATAGTATCATCACTATCTTCTTCGTTATACTGTGAATCGCTGAAATATTTACGATAAGCTTTAATATCAACATCAATTTGTTCTTTCACTGATAATGTTATTCCGTAGTTTATTGTCATACAGCATCAGATATTACTTCCTCTTTACCCCATTCGCTTTCAAATTCAGTTCTCATTTTTTCGTATTTTTCATACATTTCAAGAAACCTATTTTTATCTTCAATTGAAACTATATTACAACTAAAAAAACAAGGATATCCATTTATACTTCTTGGTGATGCTTCACTATATCTTTCATAAAACATACCAATTGTGTTCATGAATTCTAAACGTTTAGGCGTGTCATTTTCATACTCTATACATTGATCAAGATAATTGAGTTTATTTTTTCTATCAGTTTTTATTTTACCTGTTAATACAGGTTCTGTTGGAGAAGAGCCAATAAATAATGACGCCATAAAAACCATCATAATATCACTTTGCCTACATTGAAGTGACGTAAACACTTTACAATCAAATACATCTTTAACTAGTGATTTAAGTTCATCATTAGTCATTTTGCGGTGTTCCCAGTTCTTCATAATTTTAATTTCTTGTTATGTTATTTTTTACTTTAAGAATAGATTTTTTGTCTACTTCCCAACATTCATCATATGAATCATCATTTCTAATATGTAAATTATCTGTACCTGAAGTAAATAATAATTCAAATGTATCATAATTAGTTCCTAATAATACTGCTTCTTCTGATCCACAATCAATAAATTCTTCACAAGCTTCTTGCATAGCATCTAAAATAGAATCTATGCTACAATTATTAATAACTCCATTTTTTAAATTTTTTGAATTTATATGTTTTTCAAGTATTGTTCTTAAATTAATTTTTTCCATTTTTATAATTTTAAAATAGTTCTTCTGAATCTTCGTTATTTAATCTATTTAATTTTCTGTATCTTATTTCTTGATTGAAGTTATAAATATATTCATCTATTAGTTTTTTACCATGCTGTCTTATAAATGTACTTTTATAACGTTCAATATGTTTCAGTGTGTTATAGATATGAGAAGTTTCCATATCTATTATTTTTATATCTCGACCATCTGATGTTTGCCACATCAATTTTGTTCTACCTGGCATTGTAAACAGAAATTATCTTTATCAATTCATCTAAAACGTCAGTGACATCTTTAAATTTATAAATCCAATCATTCAAATTACAATTGTGATATACTATACTACAAGTTGCTGTTAATACAATTTGATCAATGAACACCTTTTTATATCTATCATTTTTCTGTATATCATCAGAAAAATAATTATCATATGTTCTGTCTATTGTTGTTTTATTTTCAGATTCTAGATAATCTTTTAATTTTATATCCATTCTTTTTAATTTTTCTAGTTTTTCTTTTCTTTTTACTGATATATAATCACACGTAAATGAATTAATATTATTTTCAAAAGTTTTATTTTTACAATATTCACAATTTTGTGTACAATAGTAACTATTAATCTTAGCATCTTTTATATTATCACAAAAACCTAATACATCATCTGAACAAACACTATATTTCATAATTTAAATATTCTAAATTTTAATCATTGAGTTTTTTTAGTTTTAGTTTTCTTTTTTCTTTTAAAGATATTTTATAAGATGATTTATAGAAGAATATAACAACAATAGAATCAGTAAACTCTTTTGCAATTATTCTAATAAATAGCAAGAATAAAAAAGTTCTAAAAATATGAATTAGTGTAAATCCTGATTCAATATAGCCAAAAAATATGATATATAGTAGAGGTATTAATAACAAAAATAGATATAATCTACTTTTAATGTGTTCTTTCTTGCTATTTTCATTTTTACAACTATTTATAGTATTTTTATCTACTGTAAAAATTATAGTATAAAAATATTAATCAGACGTTTAAATAATATAATTGTTAATTAAATATGAATTTTATTATTTTTAATCAAGTCATAAATTATTTCATCCATATTAGAAATTAAATATTCTTGAACTTCATTCTTAATGTATTCATTTTTTTCCTCTTCTGATGCATTGTTCCAATTATTCAAATCTGTTGATGTTTTTATTTCAATCTTATCAATTTCTACTATAATATTCAGTTCTTTTATCATATTCTAAATTAATATTTATAACAGTATGGAGGATTTAATCCTTGATTTTCATATTCTTTCTCTTTAACTAAATCTTTTAGTATTGATTGATTTTCTGCTTTTCCTTCCCTAAGAATTGCTTTATACCATATAACAATATCACTATCTGGTGGAAAATGTTCTTTATCCATACTGGCTTCTTTCAATAGTTCCTTATATGATGCTACTCTATCCTCATAACTGCGTATAAGTCCTGATAGAGAATACTCTACTAATACTCTTTCTTCTAATACTGTTATACCATCTACATCAAAATAGAAATTGGATGTTTCTATCATATCCTTTTTATCATTCATAATTCTTATTTTAATTATTATACAAAGATAATACATTATTTTAAATAAAAATCTATATCATCAAAAAATGAAGTTAATTTTCATTAATTTTCAAAAAGTTTATATTTATTTCATTGATTTGTTATGAATTATCGTTACTTTTGTATATTAAATAAATTATTGAAAAATGAATCCAACAATAACATTTTTAATTGGCCCTCCTGCATCAGGCAAAAGTACATATAGAGATAAATATGCTACAAATGAGGTTATAATATCAAGGGATGATATAATAGACAATCTTAGAGTAGATATTGGTATATCATATCAAGATACTTTCTATGATAAAGAATTTGAGAAAAAAGTAAATTCTATACTTCAAAATAATATAGCAGAAGCTATAAAACACAGAAAGAATATAATCGTTGATATGTCAAACATCAGTGTATCAGCAAGAAGAAAAACAATGAGTAGAATACCAGGAATATACGACAGGAAAGCTGTAGTTTTTCAGGTAAATTATGATGAATTGGTTATCAGAATTAAGAATCGTGAAGTAGAAACTGGAAAATCTATACCAATTGAAATATTAGATTGGATGATAGAACAATATGAAGAACCATCAGAAGAAGAGAATTTTTCAGATATTCAATATATTAAATTGTGAAAGCTGTTTGTATTAAAATGCCAAAATATCCAAGAGATGATTATATGTTGGGTCGTAGTTATGAATATTATCACTCTGGTAATAACGAGTTCTTTTATGTCGTAAATAATTATAATTTAGGTTGTTCTTTTGAATATGAAGAATTTTCAACATATTTTATAAATGAAAGAAAATTAAAATTATCAAAAATAGATAAAAAATTAGAATAATTAATTATTAATATATAACTAAAAAATTAATAATGAAACATATAAAATCATTTGAAAAGTTGACTTGGGATAATATGATAGAATTAAAAATATCTGATATTGAATCATATAAAAAAATAATGGATTTATTTATAAATAATGAAGATGTTATAGAATTAATAGCGAAAGTTGACAATAAATATGCAGATAAAGGGGAAACTATACAATTAAGTAATTATAATGCACAATATGTAAAAAATAAATATCCTGATGATGTAGAAGAAAATTTATCAAGAGCCTGTAGTCTACCATTTTTAAATGATCGACGTTGGATTAGTATTGGTGATATTTTAACATATTTCTTATAAAAATAAATATTTTTAAATGACTAATCTTGATTATATAAAAAATAAATTTTATGATAAAACAACAATTATCAATCAGTTGAATATTTGGAGATCAGAGAATAAAAAAATAGTATTCACAAATGGCTGTTTTGATATTTTACATAAAGGACATATAGAATATTTATCCAAATCAAAAGATTTTGGTGATATTTTGATTGTTGGACTAAATTCTGATAACTCAGTTAAGAGATTGAAAGGAGAAGAAAGACCAATAAATCATCAAAATTCTAGATCATTCATTTTATCAGCATTATTATTTGTAGATGCCGTAATATATTTTGATGAAGACACTCCATTGAATCTAATAGAGATAATAAACCCTGATGTACTAGTAAAAGGAGGAGATTACAAAAAAGAAGACATTGTTGGTTATGATTTTATTATAGAAAGAGGAGGAATAGTAAAAACAATAGATTTAGTAAAAGGATATTCCACAACTAATATTATTAAAAAAAGCAGAAATTAAATTTCTGCTTTTTTATTTTAAATTTTTTTATACTGTTGGTGACACTGTTGTTTGTTGTGTAGTAGTTGTTGGTGCTACTGTTGTTTGTTGAGTTGTGGTTGTTGGTGCTACTGTTGTGGTTTCTGTTGATACAGTATTTTCAACACCATCATCATAAATCACTAAACTAGGAACAGGTTTATTTGTTTCATAGTAAAATGCCTTGTCTCCCATTTTAACAAATGGATGATCAAGATTTTTTACAATTTCTTGCAAAGATGTTAAATTATTTTTACTGACATAAACGTGAATTCCTCCTGATCTATTTTTACCGTCCCATCCTGCACTAAAATTTGTAGTTATTAAAGCCAATTTATCTGTAGATGTTGAAATTTTATCCAAATTAGGATTTTGATCTTTTCCACTCATATCAACATTCACTTTAAATCCCCCTTTATTTAATGCTGGGTGTATTGCATTAATTATATTAGTAGCAATTTTTTTATTTTCTTCTGGAGATTGATATCCTTCTACATCTGGTGATGTACTACCTTGGTACAAAGATGATTCTATCACAAAATCACCAAAATCTTTTAATTTTTTCATATTTTTTATTTTTTTTATGTTTTTATGTTATTATATATTAATAATATACTTTTATTTTTTTTATCCCATTTTCGAAATTTTTATTCCAGACAAATCTTGTTTTGTTATCTTGAAAATCATCAAATTCTGTCCATGCAGTTTTAGGCTTACCCTCAGTATAACCGTTCAATGTAGATTTAGTATAACCTCTTGCTTTTATTTCTAATTTTTTATCTTCAGATTTAACTATCTTAAAATCTGTTATTAGAGTAGTTGGATTATCTTTCATATCACTGATTATGATTTTATAATCTACATTTACATATTTACCTGTTCCTTCTAAAAATTCTTTGAAATTTTTCATATGCTATATATAAAAAATAAAAACCTTGAATTTACATTCAAGGTTTCTACATAACGAATATTTTTAAATTTTAATATTATTAAGTAATATTTGTTCAAACCCATCTGGTAAATAATTACTACTCAACCTTGTTAATTTTCTTGAGAAAATTATATTTTCATTAACTCTTTCTTTAAAATCAACTTCTTTGTTTTTTCTATAAATATAAAGAATATCACAAAGTTTTTCTATGAAATCATCAGTATCAAAATCAATATCATCAGGATATTTTTGTTTGAACATAGCATAAACTGTTTTAGAACCAGCATCACCTATTCCTCTTGAATCTTCTTTGAATTTGACAACACTTAATATATTATCTCCACCATCTCCTGCTACTAATTTCTTAAAGTATGACTCTTCTTTATTTACTTCTGTGATTTTAGCTTTATAAGTTATTTTATCAAAATAATTTATGAAATCCATATCATCATTAAGATCAAAAATATCACCTTCTGTTGTATCTTCAAGATTTTTCATAAATATATTATAATTTATTGGTACATACAATCTTTCATCTTGAAATTTGTGATTATACATCATATTTATATAATTGTCAGTAGTACTAAATTTTAATAATTGATGAAGGTCACCATCATTAGAAACCATCAAACTTGATATTCCCTTTTTGTTTCCTTCTGTGACAATGTGAGCCACCAAATCATCACCTTCAAATGGATCTATTTGATATAAAAGACAATTGTGTCTATTTTTTATACTCTCTTTAAATTTATCAAATGTATCAAATACAAATTCCCAATCAATATCAAGATCTTTCTTTCTTTTACCTTTATACTCAGGATAAACATTTTTTCTCCAACTTCTTTTACTATCAGATAAAAAATATATTTTATTGAAATGATAAGCATTAGTCAAATTGTTAAAATCATTTAATAACAGTGTTTCTAAATCTCCGTAAAGTGTTTTCAATTTATGTAGGATGAAAACCGCACGATAAAGTAGGTAATTTCCATCTATAACGCATGAAATTTTAATCATATTTTTATTTTATTTTATCTTATATATTCTTTTTATAATGATTTGTTTAAAAATAGAAATATATGACATTTTATTATTTATATATAAACTAAACCTGATAATTGACGGTAACTAAAAAACAATTAAGAATATGATAATTAATAAGAAAACAGAAGTTAAAATATATAAATGGAACATAGATTATTATAGTACATTTGTATCTGATATTAAGATGAAAGATACTATAGAGATAGAAACAGAAAAATTACAAAGAGGTAGTAACATAAAAATACAAGTGAAATGCGATAAATGCGGAGATGAAAAAACTGTAAAATTTTATTGTTATATACTAAATGTAGAGAATTGGAATTGTTTTTCATGTAGCAAATGTAGCAATAAAAATAAGATTGAAAAATCTAAAAAAACGAAAAAGGATAGATATGGAGATGAGAATTATTACAATTTAGAAAAATCTAAAAAAACAAATTTAGAAAAATATGGAGTAGAGAATGTTTCTCAGTTGAAAGAAATAAAAGACAAAAAGACAAAAACAAATTTAAAAAATTGGGGAGTAGAAAATGTTTTTCAATCAGTTGAAATAAAAAAAGTTTCTAATAAAACTAAAAAAGAAAAATATGGTGATGAACATTTTACAAATAGAGAAAAATCCAAAAAAACTTGTTTAATTAATAATGGAGTGGAGTGGCCAACTCAATCAAATGAAGTTTTAAAAACAAGAAATTTAAACAATAAAACAAAATGGGGAGTTGAACATTATAATCAAACTGAAGAATGCCAAGATAGAATAAAAAATACTTGTTTAGAAAAATATGGTAAAGAATCTTATTTAGCAACAGATATTTGTCAAATAAAATCAAGAAAAACTTGCAACGAAAAATATGGTGTTGATTATCCTTCTCAAAATTTAGAAATTCACAAAAAGCAATTTCCAAAAATGAAAACTCATGAAATTGGTATAAAATATCAGGGTTCTTATGAAAAAGATTTTTTAGAGTTATGCCAAAAACTAAACTTAAATGTTAGTAGAGGGAAAACAATAAATTTCACATTTAAAAACAAAAATAAAATTTATTTTTCTGATTATTATTTAGAAGATTATAATTTAATAATTGAAATTAAATCAATGTACATATATGAGTTAAATGAAGAGTTAAATATAGTCAAAAAAACATCAGTATTAGAACAAGGATATAATTTTATGTTCATTATTGATAAAAAATATGATGATTTTTTATTAATAATGAACATAAAATTGTGAGACATCTCACTTTTAATTGACAATATACTTCATGTGTCCTGCATGTGGATTATTATCAGAGCCAATATAAGTATAATATATTTCAATTGATTCTAATTCATTTGGAAGTCTTTCAACTTTTCCACTATCTTCATTAATTAGCATATTTTCTTTATATACAAATTTGACAGCAGGTTCTTCTCCTAATACAGTTCTTAGTCCAAATTTTATATCTTTGGATCCTGCATGAGTTAAATCTATATTATTATAAATATAGTCATTAATTATTTTTTCTTTGAAAATTTTTATATCATCCATTTTTTTTAATTATTTTTTCTATATATTCCAATTTATCTTTTCTAAATGAAATATTTATTTTATCTAACTTAGATTTTCTATCTCTTTTAATTATTATTGTTGATTCATACTTAAAATCCATATAAAATAGCTGTACACTTGGCATAGACATTGGAGTAACAGAAACTAATCCACCATATTGCTCATCATCTGGTAATAAAACATTCGGTTCTTTTCCTTCAAATAATCTAAGTTTATTTATTCTATCTTCCTTTAATTGTTGATGTTTTGATTTCCGCATACCTACACCACCAAGAGTAGATGCGAACACTCTTCTAACCATAGGAAACATAAGATCACTAAAATCAGATTTAATAGATTCACTAGGTTCACCCAATTCATCTTGAATAGTATTATTATAATTATAACCTGATAAACAATCAGTGTTATTATCATTATTTAATCCTTCTATCACAGAACTCCATTTTTCTTTAATTTTTTGTTTATCTACCATTCAAATCATTTTTTTAATAACTAATATTTTCAGTGAAAATTTTAATATAACTATCAGATTTTGCACATTTTAAATTTGATACAATTTTAGCACCATTATCCATCATAAGTTTAATTTGTTTACCCTGATGTGTATCTAAAATTCTTATTTTAATGATCACATTAAAAGGATTAATTAATTCTTCTCCTTTTATTTTTCTCAATTTATTTTTTCGTTCCATAATAATATTTATATTAATATTTTCAATAATATGGGATACATTTCTCAAATCAACTGAAAATTCATTATTATCATATACATCCACTTCACCATAAACGTAAACACGGTTGTCTAATTTGTTTGTTAAATAAGACAAAGATTTCAATGATTTACAATCCAAGTAATATTTAGATTCTAAGTAATATTTAGGTTCTGAATCATATTCATCATAAATTATAATATTCTTAGATGATATTTCATATATTTTATGAGTTAATATACTCATTTCTTTAAATTCTCTTTTATATCAGAAACATACGAAATCAAATGAATAATAGGATCAATAGTTTCTGTATATCTCTCGTTATAAGAACGCTGAACATTTATAAGTGTTGCTCCTATCTTTATAATATTTGAATTGTCCATTGACATTAATCTATTAAACAGAGGTCGCCCTAGAGCTTTCATCAATTCTAATGGATTATCTTGAAAATTATTTAGCACAAAATTATAATTATCTTCAATATTATTTCTGCCATCGAACATAAACTCAAAAATAGCGTCATAGCTGGACGAACTTATTGATTTAAATTGATCAGTATTTTTAGTAATAAATACTTCCTGAAGTTTTTGTGTAGCACTTCTCAAATCAGGAAAACTAATCATAATGATTTTCTTTATTTCATCATCAGTAATAGTCATTTTATTTTTTTGAGATATTGCTTTAAGATATTTAAGATACATAGACTGTAAATATTCTTCTTCTTCTTTATTTTTAGGATTAAAATCCACTTTCATGAATCTTGATAATATTTTATCATCAATATCTTGAATATAATTAGTTGTAAGTATGAATCTTACATGTTGAAATGTATCTGAAAAACCTTTCATGGCTTTTTTATATTCAGTAGATACTCCATCAAACTCATCCAAAAATATAGATTTTTGAGCATCTTTAACCATAAATGGATTCAAACTTTTACAATGATTTTGTAATTGTTCTCTTAGAATATTAACACTTGTATCTTTTGACGCGTTAAATTCAATATTATCTGTTTCTTTACATAATATTCTAGCTAATGTTGTTTTACCTGTTCCTGGTGTATCACTATAAAATATCATATTAGCTGTTAAACCATTCTTAATTAAATCTCTAACTCTTGGTAATAATATAATTGTTTTTAAGCTTTTAGGTTGGTACTTATACCAAAACATATCATTTTTCATATATTTATAATTTATAATTTATGAAGATTATAGAATTAAATATACTGAAGGTTTAATTATATCTTGATTATTTTTATATATAATGAAATAAAAATAATATTACATATGAATATAGATGACACGTACAATTATGATGATAATTTTGTTAGAATGTCTACAATAGCATTAGCAAAAGCATTAGAAACTAAAATTAGATGGATAAATCGTTATAGTGATGGTAGAAAAATTAGAGTATTGATTCCTTTTTATACATCATTTGCAGGACAAGAAAGATTTATGCTAGATGCATTTGTAGATGATGTTGTAGGAGATAGAGTAGAGTTAAATACAGATCAAAAACAAAGGGGTACAATAACATTTAAAGGTGGATCTCAAAGAGATGATGAATATGCCAATCCTAATCAATTTTTAGCTAAAGAAAGCAAAATTAATGATGAATTTAGAAGTGTAATTAGTAGAGTAAAGGCTATTCCTATTTCTCTAAATTACGAAATAAGTATCACTCTAGATAATGAATGGGAAATAGATACATGCTACACTAGAATGCTAGATGCATTATACAATTATAGATTTTTTAGTATAAGTTATTTTGGTATGAAAATAGATTCATTTTTTAAATTACCATCAGATGGAGGTATTGATATTCCAAGAAACGGTGGAATTGGTATTGACGGTAGTACAATTACAATAAAATTTACTTTAGAAGTAGTAACTTTTTATCCATCATTCACTGTCAACACAGAAGATTATGAAATGTGTGATAATGATGATTCTATAGATTGGGAATTTCTTGGTGTAGAAAAACCAAATGTAAATAGTAAATCAAAAGAAGAAGTCAAAAGAGCATATTGGTATAATAATTTACTTGACAATAGAACAAAAGAAGAAATAATCAAAGAAAAGGAAGACAATAGAGACAATGAAATAAATAATATGGAATAAATAAAAAGCATAACTTATAAGTTATGCTTTTTTTGTCTTTCTCATTTTTATAAAAGGTTTATTGTTAATAGTTATATCACCTTTAGGATTTATTTTTATAGATTTAACTTTAATTTTCTTATTTTTAAATTTACCACTCAATATATCATCTCCGACTTTTATTTTCATTTTAGATTTACCATCAAGAGAAATATTCAAGCTTGAATAATCCTCATATGTCTTTATAAATTTCATAAGAAATATTTATTTTTTATTATATATAAAATAATATTAACAAAAAACATTTTTATCAAAAAATGAGTTTTTTTAATTAATATATAATCTCAGAGAACATCATAAAACGAGTAAAACATGCAACATAAAATATAAAAAAGTTCGAAAATTATAATGGTGATAATTGTAATACAAATTTAACAATTTTGCATTGGAAGTCTGGAACATATAGACTTTTGATAAAATTGATTTCATTATCTGGTGATGAATACTATGCAGATGGTGTTCAATTAAAGGAATCAGATGCTAAAAAATTAATTAATGAATTTGGAGCAAAGGTTGAAGAAAGAAATTAAAAAAAAATAAAAAAATGACAAAATTAAAAAAATTTGAAATTTTCATAAAAGAAGGGTTAAAACCAGAAGAAGGCTTCGATGATGTCGCTAATTATTCAGGTTTCGGTACAAAAAATATTGATTTCGTTGATGGCTCAATATTCACATTTTATGATTTTGCATTTGAAAATGATAACATTGTTTTGATTGGTAAACTTGAATTAAGTGAAAACTATAGAGTATCAAATAGAATTATCGAAAACTATAATATATTACTAGTCAATCATAATGGTAATGTTGAATTACAAGATAAATCAAATAAGATAAAGTCCTTACCAACTAGAGACACTATGGAACAGTTAAAATATATTTATAAACATGCATATGAAACATTGATAGAAAAAGGTGATGATGCACAATATGATAATGTTAGAAAAAAATATTATAAATGATAAATACTAATATCAAAAATAAAAAAAAATAAAAAAAAATAAAAAATATGAAAAATTTAAAGTATGATTTGTTTAATTTCAAAAAGGATTTACCTATTGAAGATTATGAATTAAATGTAATCGTTGAGAGATATATTCGCGATTATGACAAATTTTCAGAAAAAGAACTTGTAAGTTCTTTAAAAGAAAATTTAGCAGGATATGCTTGGGACACAAAAGTAAAAAGATTGGTAGAAAATTTACAAGATGAGATCAAGAGTGAACCTATAAATTACAATTTGAAAGATTTGTACAAAAAAATTGAAAGAAAAAATTACGGTCAAATGTATCGTCCAGCTTTGAATTCTATTCTTAATATCATAAATATTCAAGATAATGATTCAAAAATGAGTACAATATTAAATGAATTGGTTATTCATGATTGGATTCCTGAAGTAAAAATGTTTTTATCTGGATATATGAATAATCCTATTCAAAGACAAAATCTAGTAAACTCAGGTAACGCATCAAAAGTATTCACTTTAGTCGAAAAAACAAATGAAGGTAATTTAGTATTTATGAAAGATCGTTGGTTTTTGATTGGACAAGATGAAATAAAACAAACACTTTTAGAAAACCACATCACAGACATTGAAAAATTAAGAGAATTTAGAATCTTGGAAAAAGTTATGACAATTGGTGACATCAATGAAGATAAGATTTCTTTCAGATTAGACGAAAACTTGGTTTTGAGTATTTCAACAAAATCAGATAAAGATGTGTTTTTAAATGAAGAAAAATTAGATAAAGAAACTACATTAGAAAATTTATTTAATTCTAAAATTATTCCTTGGTTGAAAAAAGATTTTTATGTATTATCAACAACAACAGCACAAAATTTGGACAAATTTGTTGACTTAGATATTGCATTAAAAGTAGAAAATGTATTGCACCCATGTTTGGAAACTTATGTTGTAAACTACAAAGATAAATTATATGTTTATAACAATGACACTAGAACAGGTTCTGCTTTTTATGAATATAATTCACCAAATGATTTAATTAATGATATTCAGAGAGAATTGGATTATGATTTGACAGGATTTTTAGAAAATAAACTTTCAAAAGAAGTAAAACATTTAAGAACATTGGAAGACAAAGAAATGGAAATCAAAGAATCTATCAAACAAATAGACAAAGGATTAGAATTGTTAAAAGAAAATGAAGAATTAGTAAATGAAGATAAGGCATTGAAAGAAACTTTTAATCAATTATTAGTATCTAAACATGATTTATATGAAAACTTAAAAGCTATCAAGGATGATAAAATAAAAGCAAAAAGAATGATTATATAATCTTTTAAATGATAAAATTAAAAAGATATCACAATTTGTGATATCTTTTTTAATAAAAATCAATTTTTATTAAACTTATATTAAACTTTTCATTATTAGAAATCTATAAAAATTAACTTATATATACATTAGATTTCAAGGCATTAAAAAAAATTTATACATCAACATACCATATATTTTTATAGGCAATATAGAATAAAAACAAATAAAAAAAAACAAATAAAAAATATGGCAAGATATATAGATGACACAACTTTCTACTATGAAATTATTTTATCAAAAGGCAAGGGAAAATTAACAAGAAAGTCCGAGAAAATGATAATTCTTATTGGAGAAGAAATGATAAAAAAATTTGAAAGAAAATATAAAACATCAGATGACAAATATGATTGTATGCAGCAGGGCATTCTGATGATGCTATCAAACTGGAAAGGATTCAATGAGAAAAAATATTCATCAGCCTTTCCTTATTTCTCAGAAATTTGTAAGCGTGGAATCGCAGGTGGACTAAATGTAATTTACCAAAAGAAAAATAATCAAGATATACCAAAAATGATAAGCTTAAGCAGCGCAAATGATGGTAAAGGACTTCATAACATTTAAAAAATAATATATATAATATGGCACTAAGAGATTGGGTCAGAAATGACGGATTTATTAATTCAATACCAGGACCCTCAAATTCATATAGAGGTGATGAAGAGTTTATAGTTTTGGTTAGAGATATTCAATTCCAAGATATTCAAACTGGAGCTCACAATAGATTTCCAACACTATATGATGTTGCTAAGGCTAACGGAGGTAGAAATTACATAAATGTAACAGACAACACCAAACTTGTTCAAGATCCACCTAATTTAAATTCTTTACGAAACAAATATTGATTTATGGGAGCAAATAAAGCATCATTTGGTAGCAGGAAAGATAAAAAAGGTAGAAATAAATATAAACAAGGTTTTTATAATCTTGAAAATGAAGAAAAATATATTGGAATCTTACCTATAAAATATTTTTCTTCTTGGGAGTTAGGATTTTGCAGATTTTGTGATTTGAATGATAAAGTTTTAAAATGGAGTTCTGAAAGTTTAGAAATTCCATATCAATTTAAAAATAAATTAGGTCAAATTGAAACTCATCGTTATTATCCAGATTTTTATTTAGAAATGATAGATAATAGTGATCCAGAAAAATATGATAGACTAGTAATTGAGGTAAAACCTAAACATGAAACTGAACAACCTAAACCACCCCAACGAAAAACATTAAAAATGTTAGAAAATTATGAATATTCATTAAACACATATAAAAAAAATATGCACAAATGGTATTTCACAAAAGAATGGTGTGAAAGACATCATTTAAAATTTATAATAATATCTGAAGATGATTTGAAAAAATATGGTATAATAAAATGAGTAATGTATCATTCACTGAAGAACTTGAATCTTTATTTGGACAATATAACAAAAACATCAACTTGATTAGAAAAGAATCTACAGAAGAGTTGTTTGGTTACATCACTAGAAATCCAAATAAGCAAATAAGACCTACGACATTAGCAAATATACAAATAGGCAAATTTTATATAATCAAATATAATTACAACGGAAACAAATTATGGTGTCCAATATTAACTATACCTCCAATAAAAAATTCTAATGAACTTGGTGTTTTAGAGAGTCAGCTAAAAATTGTAAATATCAAGAAAATATTATATGCAGTAAATTTTGATTATTTACCAATATTATATAAAGCAAAATTAATAGATTCTATAATACAAACAAATCCTGATAGATATGAAAAAAACTCAGATAAAATATCCAAAGGCGATATAGTAAACAATGAATTTTATTTTAATGTGAATTGGATTTATCAATATTTAAAAATAAATGGTAAAAAAAATTATTCTATAACTGCATATGATATATCTAAAATAGAACATGTATATCAAGTATCTTCCACCATTCTTCATAGATTTGTTTTCTTAGATACATATAAAATAAATAATAGTTTAATGTATGAAACATTAAATAATATTGTTAACAATAAACTCAAAGGAGAATTCTCTGATAAAATAATAATGTATGAGGAAATATTAAAATTATACGAAAAAGATATTGAAAATTTTTATACATCATTGAAAAATTTTGAAAAAAATTTAAAATTAATTGAAAAATTATAATATAGATATTAATTGAAGTGAAATGATTTAAATGAGCACAAGTATTTTAATATATAATAAAAATTAATAGATAAACAGTGGCAACATATAATAGATACAATCAGCCAAATTCCATGTATGATTTTGGTAGAGGTAATGTAGGAAAAAGTTTCGGTAATAAAATATTAAGAAAATTAAGCAATTTTGGAATGGACGAACAAGAAATGGTCGTTAGAAATAGTCAGGCTATTGGAGCATTTCAAGATACTAGTAATTTACTATATGAGCCTGGTACAAATATGTACGATTTATTTACAAAAAAAATAATTTCTAAAATATTAGAAAAAAAATCTATTGCATATTTAGACCGTAGATATTTAGATAAAAGAAAAATTTTACATCAATATGCAATAAAAGAAGAAATTAAAGATTATGTAACTAGAATAGCAGAAGAAGCAATTAATTATGATGATGATAATTATTTTTGTACTGTTACAGATTTACCAGATAATTATGACCAATCAATTAGAGTGAAATATCAGGAAAATTTCAAGAAAATTTATAATGCTTTCAATTTTAATGATGGATTAACTGCTTGGAATTATATGAAAACTTTTTTAATTGATGGATTTTTATCATTTGAAATCGTTTACGATGATGATCAAAAAAACATAATTGAACTAAATTTATTGGACCCATTAACATTAATTGTTGCTGCTGAACCAGGAACTGGTACAGTTGTTTGGATTCAAAACCCAGATATTCCTCAATTGAGGAGAGTTTTGTTGGATGCTAATATTATTTACATTTCATATTCAAATAATTTGGATTATGATGAAACAAGTTATGTAGAAGGATTAATCAAACCTTATAATCAATTAAAATTATTGGAATTTACTAAATTGATGTATAATTTAAATCAAGCATCAATATACAAAAAATTTGTAATCCCTGTTAATGGACTAACTAGACAACAAGCTGAACAACAAATAAGTCAACTAATGAGTGAATATCATGAAGACATAGAATGGGACGACACCACAGGAGTACCATACATAAATGGTTCTACTAAAATTCCTCATTCAAAAGATTATTGGTTTCCTACATCAGAACTTGGAACACCAGAAATGGATATTATTCAACCACAACAAGCAGAATTAAATGAAGATATAGTTTTACAGTGGTTTTATAAATCGTTCAAACGAGCATCAAAAATGCCATTCTCTAGATTGGATGAAGACCAGGGTGGAGGTAATTTTTATGATGACACTGCATCTATAACTATGGACGAAATAAGATTTAAAAATTTTGTTGGTAGATTACGAACATTGTTCAAAGAAGTATTAGTTAAGCCATTAAAAATACAGATGATTTTAGAATTTCCCGAATTGAGCAGTGATAAAATATTTGAAAGTTATATTAAATTAAATTTCAATTCAAATGATTTATTCGAAGAATGGAAATATTTGAATAATTTAGCAAAAAGAGCAGAAATTTCATCTACGTTATCAAGTAATTTACAAGATGGTGATGGGAAGCCCTACCTTTCGATTGAGTGGATTGTGAGAAATATTATGAAATTTACTGATAAAGATATTGAATCTAACAACAAATATAAAATGATGAGTGGAACAGCAGGAGAAGGAGCAGGAGCATCTGGAGGTGGAGGCGGCTTTGGAGGAGAAGGCGGATTTCCAGGTGGTGAACCAGGATTTCCTGGTGCACAAGGTGATGCACAAGGTGGTGGACAGGCACAAGGTGGAGCACAAGGTGGAGCACAAGGTGGAGCACAAGGTGGAGCACAAGGTGGAGCACAAGGTGGAGCACAAGGTGGAGCACAAGGTGGAGCACAAGGAGAAGCAGAATTTTAAACAAAAAAGTGAGAATTAATTCTCACTTTTTTTATAAATAAATTTTAGGTTACCAGAATCATATATTCTGTATATTTTTCTATCAATCATAATTTCGTGTTCACTTTTATTTGGATCAAAACCTTTCTTAACTAATAAATCTTTTCTGAAGTTAAATCTGTGATGTCTAATTCCGTCAATTATATAGTAATAATTTGGTTCAGTTTTTCCGTTATAATTAAATCCAAGAGTTTCATACAATTTACCTTGACTAAAACTTCTATCTGCGTATGTAGTCATTTCACTTGGAGTATAATTGTTTATAAAATATTTAAACAATCTTGATGCACCACCTACAATATTAGTATTTAATTTATTACAAAATCTTAGTAATTCATATTCACCTTTATTTGTTGATTTTTTACCCATTGCTATACGTCTATTACCGAAAGTCATCAAGCTTACTAATTCATCATTATAAAATAATCCTATTTTAACTTTTGATCCGACAAATCCTTGTATATGATTTTTATTTAAAAAATCTCTAAGTAATTTATTATCATACATCTCTTTAATTATACATTTTCTAGCATAAATTTTATTAGTATTTTTACCTAATTTATTTAATATTATAGATTTTACAATTTCTTGTCTATATAGCCAATCATCTTCCCATATATGAATTAATTGTATTCCTTGCTTTTCACATTCTTCAGTCTTATTTAAATGATAATTATTTTCCTTATTTACTTCACTGTGCCAATATAATCCATTAAATTCAAATGCTAATTTCAAATCAGGAATATAAATATCCAATTCTAATGGTGAAATTATCTTTCTATTATTTTCTATTATTTCGTTATTATAATTATTTTTTATAAATTCACATAATTTAATTTCATAACCAGATGAAAATGAACCAATTGGATTACAAACAGTGCAGATTGTTGTATTTAATTTTATTCTATTTTTTAATAATTCTCTTGATATTTCATAATTGTGTTTTTTCTCACATAAAAAAATATAATTTTTATTATCAGTAAAAACTAAGTTATTGTATTTTTCTAATAATTTTTTAGTTATTGTATTTTTATATTTTTCAACAATTAAGTGTTTTTTGTTTTTAAAGTTTTCTGATTGATGATAATTCTCATTCCCATATTTTATCAGCACTGATTTTTTTACCTTTTTAATCATATCAGAATAATCACGATTTTTATTAGTAATTTTAATTCTATTCTTATAATCTTCTGTTTGGGTATAATAATCTACTCCAAATTTATCAAAACTTGTTTGTTTTACCTTTTCAATAAATTCATCTGTTTTAGAATAATGATCAACACCATATTTTTCTAATGATGTTTTTTTGTTTTTTATTGTAGAACATTTATTTGAGCAACAAAAAATATTATATTTAGATGTGTTTCTACAATATTCTTTATAAGTCACCAATTTTTCATCACCACAAACATCACACACTGCTACAATTTCAGATTTACTACCTTTGGTCAAATCTAATACTTTTATATCATATATATTATTAACATCTACAATATAGTTCATTTTTCTATAATGTGATATTGTTTTGCTATTCATTTTTAATTTAACAAATTCTGTTTTTATCATAATATATTTTTGTTATTATATATAAATAAATATGGTTTGTTTTCTGAATAAGTATTATTTATTCAAATTAATAAAATTTGATATTAAATTTAAAAATTCAACCATAATTATTTAATATATAAACAAAAACAAAAATAAATATGCCAGTAGATAGAGGAATAATTGCAATATTGTATTATAATAATATAACTGATATTGATAAAGTAGAAGATTTCATAGGAGAAAAAAACGGTTATTATGAAATTAAAATAAATGGAAAAATTGAAAAATTAAAAATACCAGATATATCATATGTTGAACATATAGAAGATGTAGAAGATGTAGAAGATGTGATAAAAGTAATATATAAAGAAGATACGTATGAAAAAGAATTAGAATATGAATTAGAAAAAATTAAAATAAGTTCAAATAAAATTGAAGAAGAAAGTAAAAGAATAAATAATAATATAATTGAATCACAAAAAAAAACAAAATTAGATTCAGAAGAAAAAAGAATAGCTTCAATTGAAGAACTAAAAAAACGTGAAATTGAGTTGGGTATTGTTAAAGAACCAATATCAAAATTTTTAGCTAATTCATCTGGAACAACATTCAATGAAGAATCTATAATAGAAAGCACAACAGAAAAAACAATAGAAAACTCACAAGTTAGTACAGATAACAAATTAAATTTGAGATATTCGAATGTTCCTAATATTAACACAGAATTAATTAATGAATCTATTGTTGATACAATTGAAAATAATCAAGATGAATCAAAAGATAAATCAAACAATGACAACTCAAAAAAAAATAGTTCTGCTATTACTAAAACTGTAAAAACAGAAACATATTTCTCGTCAGATACTGATAAAAATGATGATTCTAAAAAAAATAAAAATAAAAAAAATACTTCAACCAAATCTAAAAAGTCAGATGATAATGAATACATAAATGCGATTTAGTATACTTTAAATTAAAATAATAAAGCCCAGATATTATAAAAAATATCTGGGCTTTATTTATATATAAAAGAAATATGAAAGAAATATGAAAGTTAATAGATTTAATGAAAGTGTTGGTTTTTTAGATAGAAGGTACAAAATTGACATGATGATAGTTTTTAAACGATACAAAAGATTTAAAAATTCTCAACATAGATTAGCCTCAATATCTAATATGATAGATAATGGAGGAGGAGATGTTTATTTATATTCTATATCAGAAGATTTAAAAGATGCACTCATAAAAAGTGATAAATTCGGGCATACATTGCAAACTGTACCAATAGAATCATTAATAAATTTTGATTTGGATGAATATATAATATTTAAAAAAACTGATAAATATAATTTATAATAATATTAAAAAATAATATTAACTAAATTATAAAAATAGAAAAAAATGACATTTTTTAAGTAATATATAAAAGAAAAATAAAAGAAATATGAAACCAGTTCTTATTGTAGAACATTGTATGGACGGTCTTAAACCAATAAATGAACAAGCTGATCAAAAGAAAGGTAATTACATTTTAGGGGGTACTTTTACTGAATTTAATATTAAGAATAGAAACGATAGAATCTATACTGCAGAAAAATTCTTACCTCACTTAGATGAATTATTGAGTCGTAAACAACAGCTTGGCGTAGTCTATGGTGAATTTGATCACCCTGATGTGTTCGACACATCGTTAGGAAGAGTTTCGCACACAATCGAAAATGCTGTATTTGATAAAGTATCAAATTCCGTAAAAGGAGAAATTAGATTGTTAAATACCCATTGGGGTAAAGAAGCGAAAGCACTTGTTGATGATGGTTGTCCTATTTTCGTATCATCTAGAGCCGCGGGCATCACCGAATCAGATGGTACAGTTACTGTTAAAAAATTATTTACATATGATGCAGTTGCAGATCCAGGCTTCAGTTCAGCTAGAATGGAAGTCAAATCATTAAATGAAAGTTATGGATTTAGTGACAAAGATTACTTTAGGATATATGATTTATCCGACGAGTCAAAAATAAATGAATTATTCCAAATGAACGAAGACTTTGTAACAAAAAAACAAATGACAGAGTATTCTAATTATTTAACAGAAGAAATTGAAACCTTTAAATTGAAAATTAATGACATGGTTAAAGGTAAAAATGTCGATTTTGATCCTGCCAAATTAGAAAGTGTACTTGATTATTACGAACAATTACATGAACAACAATCAAAAATGGTAAAATATTTAGATTATCTTGCAGAAAGTATGCAATTTGTTGTAAATGAAAATGTTCAATTGAAAAAAACAACAACAGATTTAATTAAACACAATGATTATCTTGCTGAAAACATTGAAAAAATAGGAAACTATTCAGAATATTTAGCTGAAAATCTTGACAAATCTATTGATTATGGTAAATATATTGCAGAAACTTTAGATAAAAATATTGATTTCTCAGAATATATAGCCGAACATGTAGATAAAAATATCAAATATTCAGAATACATTGCTGAAAATCTTGACAAATCTATTGACTATTCAGAATACATTGCTGAAAATCTTGACAGTTCTATTGTTTATTCAGAATATTTAGCTGAAAATCTAGATAATTCTATTGTTTATTCAGAATATGTAGCTGAAAATCTTGACAATAATATTGCATATTCAGAATACATTGCTGAACACGTAGATAACAACATATCTTATTCAGAATATATAGCTGAAAATCTTGATGATTCTATGGCTTATACAAATTACATCGCTGAAAGTTTGGATAAAACTATCGAAAAATCAAAACTTCTTACAGAAAAATTAAAAACTGGTAAAGTACTTGAAAATTTTGAATTCATAACAGAAGATGAAAATACTAAAGATATTGACATTAATGGATATTATGAAGATCAAGCTCCTACAATGGAAGGTCCAGCAGCAGAACCTGCTCAACCAACGACAGATCAGCCTATTACTCGACCAGTACAAGGTGAAGAAGTAGAAGGAGAAGGAGAAGAAGTTGAAGCTCAACCAGCTGTAGAAGGTGAACTACCAACAGAAGAACCAATTGAACCAACAGTTGAAGAACCAGTTCAAGGTGAAACTGAAGAAGGCGGATTACCAACACCAGGAGAAACAATTGCAGTAGGTGACAAAACAGGTGAAGTACTTGCAACTAATCCACAAAATGGTATGGTTGTTATACAATTGGACACTGAAGAAGAACCAGTTGAAGTACATGAATCTAAAATCACAAGACTAGGAAGCAAAGTACAAAAAATCGGAAACTCATTAAACGAAAGTATAAATAATTTGATCAATGAAACTAAAAAAAGAAAAGCTTCAGAAAATGATCAACCAAATTTTATGATGTTCTTAACAGAAAAAAGAAAAGCTGCTTATTATTCACTATCTAACGAAGACAAAATTAAAGTAAAAATGATGTTGAAAGAAAGTGAAGGTAAATATACAAGTGAAGTTCAAGTTATATCACTTATGAATGAAGCTCTTTCTCCAAAAAGAAAATCATTTAATGATTTATTAATTGAATCAATGCCATCTGAATTAACCATTATATGGGAAAAATTAGATGTAACTATTAAAAACCAAGTGTTGGCAACAGCAAGATTATTTCCCTCTTTAGATACAGTACAAAAATTTGAGAGTTTTTGGTATAGTAGAGACTTAGCACGTTACACAAACGAAAAACCTGCAAAACAATTAATTACAGAAAATCATATCGTAGATGGCTCAAAATTGAGTGAATCACAGATTGATTATTTCAAATCAGCCTTTGATAAATTGAATTCTTAAAAATAGAAAATTTTTCAAAAATAGAAAAAAATGACATTTTTTATAGAATATATATCATTACTGAAAACAAAGACTTTAATGTCTTAAAAAAATAATAAAAAAAATGAATTTAATAATTGACAATCAAAAAGCAGTAGCTAAATGGAAACCAGTTTTAGAAAACTTGGGAGTTGCTGACAATTACAAACAGAGATGGATGGCAGAGTATGCTGAAATGCATTCAATGAATGAAAACGTTGCTTATAGTACATTAGGTAACATGAATGGTATGGGTGCTGTACAAGCAGCTCAACCAGCAGGAACTCCAGGTTTAGTATGGGGTGATTATGGAGCAGGAACTCCAGGTGGAATTGGTTCTGGTGATATAGGACAAAATTTACTTCCAGTTTCTATGAAAATCGCTGCTCAAACTATTGGTTTGGACTTAGTTGCTGTTAAACCAGCTTCTTCTCCAAAAGTTGATATGTTGTTCGTAGATTTTAAATATGATAACTTAGCTGATTCTACAT